TTACGCCGCCTTCGACTGCGGCGTTTCTATTGCCTCCTCGGCCGACATTGACAGAAACTTGACAGTGTCGGCGTGCTGCGCGAGGTGGCTTGGCGCGAGGTGCGCGTACTTTTGCACCATCGCGATCGTCTCCCAGCCCCCCAGCTCTTTCAGCACCATCAGCGGCGTGCCGCGTTGCACGTGCCAGCTAGCCCATGTATGCCGCAGATCGTGCCAGTGGAAGTCGATCATCCCGGCTGCCCGACACGCGCGAGCGAAATCGCGCTTGTCGATCTGCCGAATCAGCTTGGGCGGTCCGTCTCCGCGCGTGTACTCACGCGTGAACACGAGGTCCGTCGCGGTCCGCATGCGTCGCTCAAGCACGCTTATCGCATCTTCATTGAGCGGTACAGACCGAGCCCGCTTCGATTTCGCTTCGGCATGTGTGATCCATGCGTTGCGTTGGGCGAGGTCGATCTGCGAAACCGTCAAACCGAACAACTCCGATTCACGCATTCCGGTCGCCACTGCCACGATCGCCGCGTCGCGCATCCAGGGCAATCGCAACGCGTTGATCATCGTTATGATGACCTCCGGCGTTTCCCAACGCACGCGCACGTCCGGTTCCTCAAACCGGCGGAGCTTCGGCGTGCGGTCAAGCCATTCCCACTCAACGCACAAATTCAGTAAGCGTCGGATTGTGTTGATGTACCGGTTGCGCGTCCCGGGCGAGAGTGGCCGCGCAGGTTTGCCGTTCACCCGCTTGTGCGTAGGTAGAGCATCGAAAATGCGCTCAGCGGTCAGCAGCCGAACTGGCGTCGCGCCGAACTGCTCGCGCCAGTACAGTACATGCCGGAGCTTCCCTGCGTAGTCGCGTTGCCCGACGCACTGCTGAAGGAACCGAACGGCAGCTTCCTCGAAAGTCCGATCGGCCTTCTCGCCGAGCTTGTCTTGTCGCCAGAGCTCGGCTTTCAGCCGGTCGTGATACTCCTGCGCCGCCTTTCGATCGCGGGTTTCAGTAGAGCGTCTAATTCTCGCGCCGCTTGGCGGGCAGATATCGAGGTGCCAGATACCGGATTTTTTGTCTTTGCGGATGGGCATTCAGTTTCTCCACCGACCCGCAGCGATAGCCGGGTCAGATTGTTGCGCTTTTCTCCAAGTCCGGCAAGTCGAGACGGCCAGACGCGCCAGAGGCGTGAACCGGGAAGGCGAAATCCAATTTGATGCCGCATCGCGAATACTGTGCTATAGGACAGTTGGAGGCGTTCGGCTACCTGATGAAGCGTGAGCGCGATTTCTTCATTGACCTCGTTGTCCGAACGGCCAGGCGTTATCGCGAAATCGTGCATGCTAGGATTCCTTGCAATTCGAATTCAAAAAGTACGGAGGTGACCATGGAACTTGAGACGATCAAGCCGTGCGACGAGTGCACCGAACTGCACGGGCAACCGTCGACCGTAAAGCCGAGGCATCTCGCGATGGTCGGCGCAGGTGTGTTCCAAGGCGAATGTCGGGAAGAGCACTATGAGTGCTCGACGTGCGGCGCTGCGTTTGCCCGTGTCTTGACGGGCAAGACAGCGTCTCGCGTATGGCTCGCGGTGAATTCAATCCAGCACTGACCCCACGCGCGTCGCGCCGTCAGACTCATGAAACCCGGGAGTGCTACGATTGCCTCGGTTGGTTTCATGATCTGATTCAAATGAAGCATTTGTTTACGATGCGCGGCTACCACGTCGACTGCACGCCGCGCGCGACCGAAGACGGCCAGTTCGCCTCACAGGTGACATTCACCTACATCGGCTACCATCCGGAAGCATCATTCAAGACGCTCGGTACATATGAAACGGAAGAGGCTGCCGTCGAGCGGGCGCGATCGTTCGCCGTTGAATGGCTCGCGCGATACGGTTGAACTGGGCTATGCTCGATCAATTCACATACCGCGGGTACGACGTTGAGATAGAGGCAACCGAGCGGGAGAGCGATGCACTTGGCCCGCGCGTGCTCGTGAGCATGTCGATCGTCCGCGCACGCGATGGCGACGTGCTGTTTCGCGAGGCGCCGATCCGCATGCTGCCAGCCGGTGTGACTCACGCCTGATCTGGCGATCGAATACCGGCGAGATGAGGCTCGGCGCCGGGTAGACGGGGTGATCAGTGCGTAGTGCAGTTCAATACGGACGCTGATATGTCGGAACATATGGTTGTCGACGAAAACGGTTATCTGTGTTTTTGCGAAGCACACGAAGAGGCCTCGGGTGTTTGGCGCGCACTCGTGCGTTTCGAGCGCAAGAGCGACCATACGGCGAAGAAGACGCATATCGTAGGTATGACGCACAAGATCTTTGAGAAATTTGCGACCCACCACGAAGCAATGGAAGCCGCAAAGGCTTACGCCAGATACAAGGCGTCTCGAGACGACACGGGTCTCTAAAATCAACGATCGAGGTGACTACTCTTCTGCACCGATAGAGCATCGCATCTGCGATTTGCGGCCGTCGAGGATGGCGCACACCATCGGGTCGGCAAAGAGGATCGGGAATTCACTCATGATGGGATTCCTTGAAACGAAAGGAGGCGAAAATGGGGGCTGGCAATGAACGAGATCGACTGCAATACGAAGCCGAGATGGCGAAGCGAGACTTGGACGCAGCGGAGGCTGCTGTGCATCCATCGAAAATCCCGACGGACCGCGCACCTAATGAGGCGCTTTTCGTGCGGCTGGAGGACGCGCGAGCAGTCTACGAGGCGAAGCAGCGCGCCCTCGAGGAATATGAGCGGGGAATCTCTCCGTCTTGACTGACTCGATAGGAGGCGATCATGGCAAAGCCAGTAATTTCGCGTGAAGAATTCATCGCGAGGGTCAATGAGCGCCTTCCGAGCCACTACGCTTACGAAGTCGGTTGGCGCGTCTTTCTGTATCCGGAGGGCTCGGACGGGCAGACCGCGAGCGGTTACGATCTTGAGCCACGATCGGCCGTCGGGCACATCAAGCAAGTGATCGACCACGTCAAGTCGACGTACGACGTCGTTCCGAATATTTCGCTCGCGGCTCACGACTGACTCCTCGGGAATTCGTCATGCGTGCGGCTGTCGAGCAGGCGGCCGGTGGCGCGCTTGCCTGCGCGTTGCATCCAGCAATCGCTGCGGCCGCGTGCGCCGAGCCGCTGACCGCTTTCTCCGACGTCGGTGATCCGGCGACGTGGCGCGGTGTCGACAAGCGGATAGCCCATACTCTCTGGACCCCGCGGACACCATTCGCCCCATTGCTTGAACAGGAACGGGACACTCGCGGCTGCGCACTGGTCCCGCAGCGACCTGGTCCAGTCGGGGTGCATAGGCCGCGCGCCGGGGCCGCTTTCGCCGCCGGCGATCACCCAGTCGATACCTCGCAGCCCACGAGAGGGTGCGTTTACGATGTTCCCATTCATGTCCGACCAGAGAGCCCCGCTCGACACCAGATCCACGGGCCCAAGCAGCGGCTCCATCGACAGGAAGCGTACGCGCGCGGGTACTGCGAGCAGCTTCGGGATGTCGCGGCCGGCCTCTTCCTGGTTGACGATCGTCGCGCCGAGCCAGACGTTATCCGGCAGGCGATCGAGCCCGATCTCGCACAGCATTGCCGCAGCGTTGCCGATCCGTTTCGTCAGCAGCAGCCAGTCGAGATTCTGCGTGTCTCCGATCAACCTGAACAAGTCCATGCGCCATGCGGGCGGCACAGCGTTGTCGAATACATCGGAGAGCGACGCGCAGAATACGCGCTGGCGGCGGTCGTGCTTCGCGAAGAACTCCCCGTGACGTGCATTCCATCGCTTCGGATTGTTCCAGGTGGACGCGGCCGTGCGATGGCGCGGATTGCCAGCGCCCCAAACCACGCGAAGTGCCGTGCTGGCGCGCTCGCGCTCGGCATAGCAGTGGTCGCAGCCGGGAGATATCTTCGTGCAGCCGATCCACGCATTGAATGTGTGGTCGCACCATTCGATTTTGCTGTTCTCGCTCACGATTTGCTCCCTTGGGTGCGGGCGGCGTCGAGGGCGCATTCCACCTCGTCTACATCTGGCGGCGGCTCATTACCGCTGCGCCAGCGCTCACGTAGTTCAAGCGCGTACGTAGCCGCATCGACATACCATGCTCGCTCCCGCAGCCAGCGATAGCGCTCTGCGCAGAGCTTGTCGTCATCCGTCACCTCGGAGCGCGGCTCCGGCTGGCTCGGATGGGGGGCGAGAATTGCTTCCAGTTCTTCCGCAAGCTTGTACTGGCAGGAATGTCGGGCCTCGTCTGCTGCGCGGCTGATCACCTGACGTTCGCCGACCGTCAGCGCGTCGTTATTCGGCATGGTCGACTTCCCTCACTTCTTTGATGAAGTCGGCGGCATCCTCAGACGACTCGAAGAAAAATGTCTTATTCGTTCCGCCGTCGTAGACATGCGCCCATTTCTTCAGACTCGGCTCGTAAGCCTGCACGCTGTACTTCGGCTTGAGCGTGTTCATGTCAAGCCACGGATGAGTGCGCATTCTCCATTCCGGCCGCACGCTACTGCGCGCGATTCCAAGTTGCCTCTTAGCCATGGCTGGCTCCCTCGGCAGTTGACTTGCCGCAAAACGGGCAGTAGCTGGAAATGACCGGAATCAGCTTTCCGCGCATGAATCCTTTCGCCTGCGCGACGATCTTGAACTCGGTCTTGTGGATCACGCGTATCGAATTGCTAGACATGGAGAATCCGGCCGATTGGCAGTCGGCCGAGGCGTCCGCGCCGAGTTCTTCGCTGTAGCGTTTGGCCAGTTTGATCTCGATCTCGCTTATGCAATTGCAGTTCATGATTTGTCGGCTCCGTTGAGAAGGGTGGCACGGTCGAGACGTTCGAGCTCGGCGAGGATCAGTGCACCGGCGCGCACGAGGTCGCGGCGCGGGTCCTTCGGCTTCCACCACTTCATATCCCAAGGCCAAAGGCTATTCTGCGCGGCTGGATTGCCTTCATGAGGTTTTGCAGACTGGTACGCATCGGCTCTCCATGCAAAGCAAGAGCCGGCGTGTAGCGCATAACAAGCGGCGGCGCGTGCCATTTCACCTTTGTCATGCTCGTCGTCGTGCTTGGGCGTCCAGCCTTCCGCCTCCACCTGTCGGCGGCGCTCGGCGAGCATGTCGCGCGCAGCGTCCGTCAGGCTCGCCACCCTCGCGGCGGGCTGGGCGGTGTAGACGGGTATCAGGCCGCCGATCCGATCCGCGACTATCTTGTTGCGCGTGGCGTAATTGCTCACTGGTGCGACGCAGGCGTACGGCTGCGCCTCTCCCGCGTCAGCGGCGGCGTGATCGTGGTCGCGCAAGTACGCGGCAAGCGAGCAGGCGAAGTCGGCAGCGAGCTGTCCCGTGATGTAGCGGCCAAAGTCATGCCGGCGCAGGCGCTTCGCGAAGAACTCGGCCACGTAGCTCCGGCCGCCCGCAGTGGTGCTCAGATCGTGCGGCCCGATCGGCTCGCGCGCCTCTCCCGCATCGGCGGGGGCGCTGACGGCGTAGCACGGAATCGAATACGGCCGCACCGATGATGCGGTAGCGCCACCATCTGCCAATGCGCGTTGCTTTTGCGCGGCGGTGATTGCCCGGTCGTCATCAGTCACCCACGCGATCGGCTCGCGCGCCTCTGCCAGTTCGCTGACCTCGTTCGTCTCGAATAGTCCATTCGCGAGCAACGAATAGTGTCCGCTGCACTTCGGGCATGCAACGCTCATGACGTTCTCGTGGCCGCATCCGGGGCACTTATCTTCGACCGGCGACGGACCGGACCAGCCGCACGGATAGCCGCATGCTGCATCCGTTGCGTGGCCGTCGTTGATGCCGATGTGGTCGCAGCGATCGCACTGCCGCACCTCGACGTAGATCTGATTCGGCTCGCGCGCCTCTGCTGGTGCGTCGGCCTGCGTCCTCCGTGCGCCAAAGGTCGGCATACCTTCCTGCGCATCCTGCGCGCAGGCACACGGACTTGCTCCGCCGTCGGCCTCGATCACCCCTTCGCCATCGCAATGCGGGCATTCCGTCGCATGGGCCGGTGCGTCGGCCTGCGCGGGTTGCGGGGCATAGTAGACGCGACGACGATTGCTCGGCTGTCGTTCGGCGTAATACGCCGGTGTGACGTCGGCCCACGAACTCGTCTCTTCAACCCACACCTGATGGATTACCTGATGGATCGCCGCCGGTTCTTCCGGCAGAGCGGGGCGAGCGCCGAGAAACCCAAGCGGAAACCAAACTCCTGAATCCTTGCGGCATTGCTCGATGGCGTCATTCCAGAGCCAGTCGCCCGACAATTCCCCGGTGTCCGGATGCTTGCGAACCCACGCCACCGCCTCCGCAGCGGGCGATGCTGCCGCGCGGGCAATGACTTCCTTCAGCGAATTGAGCATCTCCGTCATGTACCCAACGTCATAGGCATCGTTGCGAAGTTGTGCATTCTCGATGCAGTTCTCCAGCCCGTTACGCAGCCGTTCAAGCTTCGCCCGCTCGTCGGCCGTCGCGGCTGCCGCCATAGCGGGGGAGCGGGACTCGATGAAGCCGAGCGCGCGGCTGCGTCCATACTTGGGGTCGCATGGTTCTTCTGCGAAGTAATGACCGAGTTCGGGCTCGTCGGGCCAGTCGATGAACCATGCGATCGGCTTCGCCCCTTCCGCACCTGTCTCATTGGCAGAGATGGAGAGCGCAGGCACGATCGCGCGATCGATCAGATCGTCGACGTTGCGCGAATCGCAGTAGTCGAAGGCGCGAAGGATGCGGCCCTCCGGAGCGCGGATGCCTTCGTCGGAATCCAGCTTGCCGAAGTATTCGGAAATCGATTCGCCCAGCGCTTGCCGCTGGTCGTCCGTCAGCGCATCAGCGCGGCTCTGTTGTTGGTCGTTCATGGTCGAACCTCGATTCAAGACGGTTTGCGGATCTCGACCGCACACGGCGTGGTCATCACTTCGTGCAAAGCCGCTTCAAGCCATCCCATGACCCACTGATCGCCCACGACGCTTCGAAGCAGTTGGTAAGCGGACAGCAGCGACGCGGACAAGTAGGAGACCTTCTCTGATTCAGTCATCGTGGCGATGCCGTTGCGGGTGTAGTCGTCCAACACGAGCTTTATCATCCGCATATCTTCGGCTTTCTCGGCGTTGCCGTATGGCGCGTCAGCGCAGCTCTTCTCGGGTTGCGCTGCCTCGTCGTGGGCGATGGGCCGGGCAGGATGGGCAATCAACACCTCGAGTAGCCCATTCGCTGCATCTGCGTCTTCGGCACCGCGGCCGCGAAGGCGGTCTTCTGCGCGTTCGATCAACCCTCGCTGCTCGTCCGTCAGCGCCGCCGGAGTAATGAGCTGCGCCTCGGTGCTCGCGTTCGTCGATTTCTTCATCACGCTCAAAGTTCCTCCAACAGCTTGTCGATCGGCTTGCGCGATTGCAGGACGACGAGAGCCATTTGTCTCTTACCTTCGTCGAACCCCGCCCGATAGGCGGCTTGTTCTGCGGGTGTGCGCCCGGTAGGCTCCGTTGTATGCCGTGTGCGATCGCGGCGCACCTTGGGGGGAATTGCACGTGCAAACAGCGCGTGCGGGCCGTCTTCGGTGTCGTAGATCTCGAGCAGCACCCAACCTTCGCCATCGGGTGGCGTCGGCGTCCATGCGCTGCAGTCGGCGTCGGCGCGCTCGTAGTACTGCTCGTAGCTTTCGGCATCGACGTCGGATTCCATGCTGATGAATGCCGATTCGATGCCGAACGCTTCAAGGAACCTGTCGACGCGTACATCCTCGTCGCAGAGGGGAAGCTCGGGATGCGTCAGCCAGCCTTGTTCGTCGCGCTGGATCTCGCGCGGTGCGAGCAGCTTTGCTCGCAGCCCTTCGAGCGAAACGAAGCCGTCGAAGAGCGATTCCCGTGTCGCGGTCGCGAGGTCGAGCCGAAGAGCCTTTGCTTGCTTCAGTACCTCGTCGCGCTGCGGAGACTCAGGCAGCCTGTCGACAGCACCGACAAGCTCGAATGCGTACTGCGTCAGGTTCACGATGCCGTTCGCGCGCGGTTTCGTCTCATTCGTCATGTCGTGCCTCCGTTCAATAGTCGCGGCCGGGGTAGTAGGTATTGATGCTGTTCTCGTCGCCGTCGATGATCAGCTTCGTGCCGGCGGCGTAGAGCTGAAACAGGCGGCGCTTGAAGCCGTGCATGGGGCCGACAAACAGCGCCTTGCTAGGGTCTTTTTGATCGATCTGAACGCTGTACACCTGGCCGTCGTGGACGTCGATCTGATACGGGCATTTGTAGTGTTCGGTATCGCTCTCCTTGTCCAGGTAGATGTGGTAGAACTTCGAACTGGTGATGCTCGCTTCGCGAACAATCAGCGTGATCCGATCCGACTCATCGCACGAGCACGGGCGGTACTGGCGATTGGTATGCTCGTCCTTGATGAATTCCTCGACGAGTTGCGAGAGCTTGATTTCGGCCGGTGCGGGCGCGAGCAGCTCCTTCATCTGCTTCTCGATCTGCGTTTTGATTGTCGCGTTCAACTGCGCGTCGACCTGCTGTCGGATGATCTTGAGAATGAGGTCGTTGTATCCGGGCAGACCAAGGTTATGCAAATCGACTTGCAGCGCGGTTTTGACGTGCTCTTTCAATTGCTCGCCGAAGGTCGAGTACGAGCGGAGTTCTTCGTCGAGGATCGAGGTGATCGTCTTCGTCAACTTTTCTTCGATCGCCTTCTCGATCGCGCCGGCCGCGACGATGTTCGAGAAGGCAGTGGAGACGGCTTGTTGCAGTTCTTTCATGGCTTGGTCCTTATGCACGTCATTGGAATTCGAAAAAGGTGCTGGTCCGTACAGGCACCAGCTCAAGCAGGGGTTCAAGGGCGGACACTCAGCGCTCGCATAAGGCAGCGTTGCATGACTGCTTGGCATCAATTTGAGGGAATGGCGGGACCCAACCGCCATCGCCGAGCGTCCGCTCTTGAATCTCCGCAGAGGAAAAAGAGGGTGCCGAACTGGCCACCCTTAAAGGCCGCCCATATCCGAGGGGAGAGCCGGGCGCGGGCTCAGAATTTCGTTACTTGATCTGGACGAACGGGACGCTGCTCGAGCCCATGTACTGGGGGAGCTTGCCGTCCCATTTCTCGATCGCCATCTGTTGCAGGATTTGGCTGTTCTCGCGTAGTGCTTTCGCTTTCACCTCGAGCGCTTCGGCCTCGCCCTTGGCGATCGCGACTTGCTTTGCCGCGTCCGCCTCGGCTGCACGCAGTTCGTTCTCCTTCTGCTGCGCGATCTGCGTCGCTGCGATCTTTCCGTTGATCGAGTTCATGACCTGCTCGGGGAGGCGCATCTGATTCACGAAATAGACCTTCTCGACACTGATTCCGACCTTCGCAGCGTTCGCCTTTACCTCGTCCTCGACGCGCTGCTGTAGTGCCGCCTTGCCCCTGCCGTAGACGTCCTCGACCGCCATCGACGCGCCGGCGAGATTCAGGGCGTCGCGCACGATCGCGCGCAGGTAGACGCCCGTGATCTCATCGACTCCGCGCCGATACTTCTGGAACACCTTGGGCGCGTTCTCACGCGGGATCGCGTAGCTGACGCCGATGTCGGTGTTGACCGACAGGCCCTCCACCGTCTGGAACGTGAACGACTCGTCGGACTTGCCAGCTTTGTCCCACACGTAGGACTGCGTGAACGTCGGGAAGATGAACATGTCGACGTTGGGCCCGTTGAAGTAGCGCCCGGGCCCCTTCACTTCGACGTTGACGCCGCGGTCGTCGCCGTAGCGTTGCACCTTCACACCGACGTAGCCGGCCGGGACGTTATCGCAGCCGGCCGCGAGGAACATCGTCGGCGCGAGGATCAGAATCAGAAACAGGCGTTTCACTTGGTCTCCTTGAAATGAGGGGGGATGAATTTCACAAAGGCGGCGGCATACGCCAGCCACACGAACGGCACGGCGAGCAGGGTGATGCTGCTGTCCTGATTCACCAGCCACGGGGTGACGATCGACAGCAGCACGAGAAACAGCACGGCCGCGACGATGAGCTTCGAAGCGGTTTTGATTGGTATCTCCGGTAAAAAATGGCGGGGCGCGCATACGGGCCGCCCCGCCGAAAGGCCGCGCTTATCCGAGAGGAAATCCCGCGCGCGGCGGGCGGGGAACTGCTGTGTATGGCTTGCGTTGGTCACAAAAAACATGGATCCGGGAGCGCCGGAATGTGCATGGCTGCGGGGCGTTGGTCATGGTAGGATGTGTCGCACAACGAACGGGGAGGGCGATGCAAAAAGAACGGATATTGTTCTGGCTCGCGGCGGTGATTGCCGTTGGCTTCACTTTGGCCTTTCTTTACCAAATCAGTCGCGCATCAGATGGCGGCGCGGCTTGGGTTCAAGCCGTCGCTTCCGTAGCCGCGATTTGGTGGAGCGGAAAGAGCGCCCGCGATTTGCAGCAGATGAACTTGCGGCAACAGAGGATTACGCGTACCAGAGCGGTACTTCGAATTTCCGAGGCACTTAGCTCGACAGTCCAAGCAGCTACGAATCGTCTTATCGATCGGGAGACGCTGGAAAGGGTTTATCGAGCGGAAATCGAATTCGACCAATCGGCGCTGGAGGACTTTGAACGTGCCGTGCAATGTATCCCCTTGCATGACCTCGAGACCCCGGAATTAGTAACGCAGGTGTTGATGCTGCGATCAACGATCCGGCAGTTCCGAGAAAATGCTGAACACGCGCTTAAAGACGTTTTCAGCATGGACTCGGACTCTCTTGATCTGTATTTCAAGTCGAACCGCGAGATGTCCGCATGCTGTGACGACATTACGTCGAGAATTCGATCCGAACTTGCGAAGATAGAAAGCGCGGTGGCGCCCAAGCTCTTCAATCTTGGGTGACAGCAAGCGAAGCGTTTTGCCGAATGGGCGTGGCCGAAAAATTATGAATGCAGGTTCGGCGGGCGTCAGCGTAGCCGAGACGATAGCCTATAGTCGTCGAACGCGGAGTCCTTGCCGTAGCCGCGTCGTTCCATCCCTTCGTGTATTCGATGATGCGCAGTTGTTCCATGGCGGGACTCCCATTGCGATGTTTCGCCGACAGTAGAGGTGTAGAGTGGTGATACGCGTCACGTGCTGACACCTGACTCGATCAAGCTGCGCGCTATCTCGCGCAGCAGATGCTCGACAAGCGCGCCGCGAGGCAGACGGCGCAGTTCGAGGAGGTTCTTTGCGGCTTGGCTCACGATCGGCTCCTAGACCTTGAGCCCGATCGACCGTAGAAAGAGGCGTCGGTCGTATTCGAGCTTCAACCGGGCCGCGTGCCGCATTGCATGGGCGCGGCCGATGTTCTCGCTGTACCGATGAGATAGGCCGAGTACCGCCCACGTCTCACGGCTCGCGTTTGCGCTGACTTCGAGGTCAGCTGCTGCGTTTTCGAGCCACTCGACCGACACGGTCGGCAGCTTCCGCTTCGATTCCACTGGATCTCCTTTCGAAGAGTCACGATTACGATCCTCGCTTCCCCTCATGATTTAGTAGTTCGAATTCAATACAACGATCAGGACGTAACACCAATCGATCTGCTTCCTTGTCAGTTTTCATGGGATGGGGCCACTGCCGCGACTTCCGGCTTCGCTTTCCCCTCCGAACGACAATCCGGCTATCTCGCGAACCGCCACGTGCGTCGCGACCAATTCCGGCGTCCTCTGGCTCCCTCGCCGCGGCCAGACCACGTCCGCATCGGCAGGACCCCATCTCATGAAAGCTGAGTGGTGTCGGGCGCTACCCCGTTTTTCGGCTACACCGTAGAGCCGACCGGTTGCTCCCTTGCGGGTCCCGGTACGCTGGCACTCTTAAAGATCGATCCGCCGGAGCGGTGCAGCGAGCAAGGCTGCGGTATGGATTGAAGAATAAACAAGAGTTTATCAAGAGTCAACAAAAGTTTGTGTCTGTGCGGGAGGGCGAGTTCGACCGCGTGTGGCGAAGACGCGGATCAGCCTGTAAATTCTTGGGAGGAATTGGACGCAATTATGAAAATTCAACCTCTCCCACCTCTTCAGTGCCTTGTTTTCTTCGACGCAGCCGCAAGACACGGCAACTTCACGCGAGCAGCTGAGGAATTGAATGTGACGCAAGGCGCGGTTAGCAAACAGGTTGTGAAGCTCGAGACGTTTCTTGGGACAACTCTGTTTGTCCGAGATGCCAAGGCCTTGCATTTGACTCGCGCGGGCCAGCAGTACGCTGATCGGGTGCATGCGATTTTGGCCGACTGTGTCGAGGCAACTGCACTTGTGATGAAGGAGCAGACTCCGCACAGCCTTACTATTGCGTGCGCGTCCGGCACGGCAACATTGTTTTTGGCGGATCGGATTGCCGAGTTCAGCGCGGAGCATCCGGAAGTCTCCGTGCGAATTCTTGTTCGAGAAGGCGTGTTCAATTTGAACGCGGCCGAATTCGACATTGGCGTCTACTACATTCGCGACGTTCCTCCCCCCGGCATTGCTGGAACGGCGATCATCGCGGAGGACGTTCACGCATACTGCGCGCCGACGTTTCTCGCGGGGCGCCGCGTGCCTCCCCAGGACTTGATGGAGGCAACTTTACTTGTTGCGGAGGAACAGCAGCGTCAGTGGATGGGATGGCGAGATTGGTTTCGCCTGACTGTCGGCGAAATCGGGTTTCGTCCGGCTCGAACTATTTCTGCGAACAGCTACCCAGTACTGCTGCAACTGGCACTGCATGGGCACGGAGCAATTTTGGGCTGGAAGCATATGATCACGCCACTTGTTGAGAGCGGGAAGCTGGTTTTAGCGTCGGATGCGCATGCAAGCTTCGGCGGCGCGTATCAGGTCATCTGGCCTGCGGATCGCCGAGACACGCCCGCGGTCACGATGTTTCGCGAGTGGCTACTGACGCATGTATAAGTCATACGATTGGTTCAATTTGCATCATTCCTTATGGTCAGGCTGCCCCGAGAATTTTTCATAGTAAGTAATTCGTAAATAGACGTAATATTTCGTGCGCGATCAAATCTTGTTTGATAGCCGTAATAACTCAATAATCCGAGGGCACGAAATAATGCAAACATCAACGTACGCGCGCGAGGCCGCGCCGAGTGCGAGCTCCGACACGCATCGGAGAGCTGTAATCGCCGTCATCGTCGGAAATGGTTTCGAATGGTTCGATTTCATTTCGTATAGTTTCTTCTCAGTCATTATTGCGAAACTATTTTTCCCGTCGACGGACGACAACCTGTCTCTGTTGCTGTCGGTTTCGACGATTGGCGTAGGCTTCTTTATGCGTCCGATCGGTGGCATCGTGATTGGCGGAATTGCGGACAAAGTGGGGCGCCGAGCAGCACTTACGGTCACGATTGCATTGATGACCGCCGGGACGGCGATGATTGGATTCGCGCCGACATACAAAGATGCAGGGCTTGGTGCGCCACTGATGATTGTCGTCGCGCGTCTACTTCAGGGATTTTCGGCTGGAGGGGAAATGGGAGGTGCGACAGCGTATCTTCGCGAGCGCGTGTCGGCCGAGCGGCATGGATACTACACGAGCTGGATTCAGGCGAGTATCGGGTTCGCGATTATCCTTGCGTCAGTTCTTGCGGTGTTTATCGTGAAGTGCCTCGATGAGCAGCAGATCGAATCTTGGGGCTGGCGAATTCCCTTCCTTCTCGGACTCGGTCTCGGCCCGGTCGGGATTTATATCCGCAGTAGGTTGAACGACCCTGGCTTTCCCGCGGACGAGCGTTTGGGCGAGTGTGCGCCGGTCGTCGAGGTCGTCAGGAGCTTTTCGCGTGAGGCGCTTGTCGGATTTGGTTTAGTCGTCTTCTGGACGGTTTGCTCTTATGTCCTACTGTTCTACATCCCGACCTACGCTTCGAAGGTTCTGAGACTCCCGTCTTCTACGGGTTTCATCGCAGTGCTTGTCGGCGCGTCAATTGTTCTCTTCGTCACGCCTTTGATTGGACACCTTTCCGATCTGTTTGGGCGCCGCTGGTTCCTTGCGGGAGCGTTGCTCGTTGCGATCGTCGCGGCTTATCCGCTGTTCGCTATGTTGAATGCCGCACCAGGGTTGAAGTCGTTGCTCGTGTTCCAGGTGGTGTTCGGGCTCGTTATCGCCAGCTACGAGGGGCCAATCCTGGCGGCGCTTAGCGACATGTTTCCAGATGGGGTTCTGTCGACTGGGATTTCGATCTCGTACAACCTCGCCGTGATCACGTTTGGTGGATTCTCCGCCGCGATCATTACGTGGGCGATTGCGACCACGCACAACAACCTCGCGCCGGCATTCTACGTGATAGCAGCGGCCATCGTGAGCTTGATATCCGTGTCTCTCTGGCAACCTCGCAGGAAGTAGCGCCGATTGGGCGGGCCTCTCGACGGACGATGCCGAGAGGCGCGCACCCTGCGAACGTTCAATCAGACCTACGAGGTGGCCACTTGAAGAAATACAACAGGGAGTTTGCCGCAGGGGCGTTGCAGTCCGTGAGCCTTATTGCAAAGGATCTCGGGATTCTCGCGGCAGAGAGAATTCGACATTTACAAGCGATCTTCTCCGCGATTGATGCACTGTCGGATCGGTCGGATCAATCACGCATTACGAGCGACCTTGCGCGGTGCGGGAGATGGATTGCAGGGGATGTCTGCGGTGACATTGACGACGCCGTCGAGTCTATAGCGCAAACATTGCAAGACGTCCACTAACGATCGCCGCGAAAGGCGGCTATCAGGGCCGCGACTTTTTCTGCGTCCGCAATGGGCAGCTCGAGGAGGTCGCGGACGGCCTGCTGTATCGACTCAGGAGCAGCATCAAATCTCTCCTGAATCTTCACCTTCTTCCCCGCCCCGACAGGCGGTTTTCGCGATCGACGCAGCGCGTCAAGTCCCGCGCTGTCGAGGCGCGACAAATCGTCCTCAAGCAACACGTTCAAATCAACCCGGAAGTGTTTTGCTAGCTGTGGCGCAAGATCCGACCGGCTACTGTCGCGCTTTTCCAGCGCATAGATCGGCTGCTGTGATTCGATGCCGATAGCGCGCGCAAGGTCCGGACGGGTTTCGCCCGTCAGGGTGCGTAGTCGTGCGACGTTCTTTCCGAGTGCCATGAGCCGGACTCTATAAACAATTGTATATTCGATCAATAAACGAGAGTTGACTGACGATAAACTATGGTTTATCGTTCGCGCATGAACACTCCGTCGCAACTCTCACCATTCGAAACGTTGTGCCTCGCAGTCAGCCTTTGCGACTCGCAAGCCGACTTTGCGAGGAGGGTCGGCGTATCCCCCCAAGCTGCAAGTAATTGGATTAAGCGGGACCGCCGTGCGCCGATCGAAGCTTGTCCATTTGTTGAGCGCGCCGTTGATGATCCGCGCGTCGTGTGCGAAACGCTCCGGCCGGACTACCAAGGTTGGGTCGTCTTGCGCCAACTGATGCTGCGCGGCGACGAGAGCTTGCGGGAGCAGAAGGAGCTCGCGGGATGACGCCCTCGGGTTCAATGAAGTAAGGGGCGAAATCGCTTTCAGTTGTTTTATCTTGTTTGGGTTAACGATATCCTATTGGGCATGCTGTCCCTTACGGGCCAGCGGAAGGAGTCAACGTGACAAATGCTAACGACAAGTGCGCTGTGACGATCGAGGCAAGTCCCATTGGAACGGGGCGCGTCTTGATTGATGGTGTTGAAGTCCGGTGCGTCCAGAGCGTCAACGCGCGCTTCCGAGCTGGGCAGGGGCCGGTAGTGGAACTGGGATTGGTCGCTGATGGCGGCACCCAGATCCACTACGACGGCGCGAACCTCTACGTCGAAGAAACTGCCATGCCCGCGGCACTCGAAATCGCTCTGTGGAAACACCTCGCGAAGAAGTACGGCCGCGAAATCGACGTTACAACGATGAGTTCGTCGACGCGCGATTACTGCCTCGTTGGCGACTAGATTCGCGTGATCTCGACGCCGCTTCGCACGAGTCGAAAGACATTTTCCGAGACGCGGTTCAGTGGCTCACCGTTCGAAAGTCGATATTCCTTGAGTTTTCGAGTCGCTTACCCAACAGAAGGAGACTTCATGAAGCGCATGTACGCGCGTTTCGTCCTGTGGCTGATTCGGCCGGCGCTCAACTTGCGGACTGAGCGCCAGAAAGCCGCGGTCCGTTACTACGAGGCAGCTATCGGATCGACTGGGCCAAGTTGGAGAAGCCTTCGGAATACCGTTCAAACGACGACAGGACGCCATCGCCGGCCCGTTCGCTGTTGAGCAATGTCACACGAGCCACCTCAAGTGCTTGAGTGTGCTCCGTGATGAACCGATTGAGTTGATCTTTGGACATCGACCGAAGTAGAGCGTCAACGACTGCAAGAAGCGCCATGTTTTCGCCCTTCAGTTCGCAGATCCGGTCAGCCACGTCTTTTAGATCCTTCATGGGGGTCCCCGTATGGAAATGGTTGTGTGAGAGCTGCCAATTCTAAGACGAAAGCTCGGGACCCTCGCCCAATGCAGTAGATCGCGCCTGCATGGCGCGGTTGAGGAAATTGAATTTTCGTTCGCATCATAGGGACACACTTTAGTAGTCCTTACCGCGACAAACAACGTTCAGATGAGGATTGAATGAACATCATCGACGCCGCATACGCGGTTGTTCACGATTACCCGGGCGGCAGTGAGTCGCTCGCGCCGCGTCTCGGTATGTCGGCGGCGGTGCTGCGGAACAAGGTGAACCCGAACAACGCTACGCATCACCTCGGGCTTGCTGACGCGGTTCGCGCGACGGACGTGACCAACGACGATCGGATGCTCGAAGCGTGGGCTGGCGAGCGTGGCTACGCGCTCGTGAAATTGCCGAGCGCCGTTGACTGCTGCGACGCCGCGATCGTCGAGCTGATGGGCAAGGCGTGGTCGACGCACGGCGACGTCGGGCAGGAGATCGTGAAGACGCTCGAAGACGGCCGTGTCGAGCGGCACGAGATCGAGCGCGTGGATCACCGAATCTTCAAGCATGCGCAGGTGCTTCTCGATATCTCCGCGCGGCTGCGCGGCATGGCCGAGTAGTGGGGAGCGCTTGAGTGTCGCCTACTACAACGAGCACGATCAAGTCGCCGCGGAGTGGCTGCGCAACCTCGTTGCTGCAGGCCACATCGCGCCCGGTGACGTCGACGAACGCGACATCCGCGACGTGCATCCCGACGACCTTCGTCCATACGCCCAGTGCCATTTCTTCGCAGGCGTCGGCGTCTGGTCCTACGCGCTTCGTCGTGCCGGATGGCCCGACGATCGACCTGTTTGGACGGGTTCCTGTCCGTGCCAACCTTTCTCCGCGGCAGGCAAAGGACTTGGGTTTGATGATGAGCGGCACCTGTGGCCTGCGTGGTACTGGCTCATCGGCGAGCGCCGCCCTGCAATCGTCTTTGGAGAGCAGGTTGCGAGCTCGGCTGTCGACCCTTGGATCGACCTTGTTCAAGCTGACGTGGAAGCGCTGGACTACGCCTATGGGTGTGTCCCGTTTCCGTCTGCGGGCGTCGGTGCTCCGCACATCCGCGACCGGGCGTACTGGATGGCCTACGCCTACGGCCGCGCTCGCAGAGAAAGGCGTGCGCACGTTCGAGAGGGGGCTGATGGAAGCGATGCGCAATCATGGGCCGGATCTGGCGGCAGCGGCATGTCTGGCCGGCTGGCCGACACCGACAGTCGGCAACGCGGAGGGCTCGCAATCGTTCGAGGGCTTGAGCGCGACGGGCAAGACGCAGGACGGTCGCAAGGTAGCGGTGAGCCTGAATCACGTGGCGCAGTTCGCGGGATGGCCGACACCTACGTCGACGGATTTCAAAGGCGCACCGTCGAAACCGTATTCGGAGCGGGGCGGCGGCAAAAAGGGGATGCGCCTGGACGCAGCGGCACACCACTGGCTCGCAGGCTGGCCGACACCCACATCAACGGATGCGCTCCGGAATCCAACTGCGCAGTTCTCGACGACGAACATCACGTTGAACCGCGCGGCGGCGCTCCTGAAGGACAACCCCATGCCGGCTCGACTAACGGCTTCTGGCGAGCTGCTGACTGGCTCTTGTGTCGGGATGGAAAGTGGAGGCCAGTTGAATCCGGCACATTCCCGCTGGTTGATGGGTCTGCCAGTCGCATGGGACGAGTGCGCGCCGATCAAGCGCGCCTCGCCGCGCTTCGTCCACGGAAAGACCAAGGCAGCCGCCAAGGCCGACTCCGAGGGTACGGCAACGCGATCAACGCGGAAGCGGCGGTTGCGTGGATCGAAGCGTGCCGAGGAGTGATCGGATGAACTGGCTCGATCAATCCCACCGCGGAGACTGCCGTGACCTGATGCGCGCGATGATCGCCGACGGCGTGCGTGTGCAGACGATCGTGACGTCGCCGCCGTACTGGGGCCTTCGCTCGTATCTGCCTGACGGACATCCCGACAAGGGCAGGGAGATCGGCAGCGAGCCGACACTGCGCGAGTTCATCGACACGCTCGTCGGCGTGTTCGAGCTCTGCCGCCAACTGCTCGTGGACGACGGGACGCTCTGGCTGAACATGGGCGATGCCTATGCCTCATCTGGCGGACAGACGCCGATGCGCGGTGAGACGTTTGCCGGGCGCGCTCGCGCTAAGGAGAACATCTGCCTGAGCAACAGGAAAGCGGGCATTGACGGTCTGAAGGTCAAGGATCTGATGGGCCAGCCGTGGCGTCTTGCGTTTGCATTGCAGGATGCCAGCTGGTATCTCCGACAGGACATCATCTGGCACAAGCCGAACCCGATGCCCGAGAGCGTGCGCGACCGCTGCACTAAGGCACACGAATATCTGTTTCTGCTTTCGAAGAGCGAGCGCTACTACTACGACTTCCACGCGATGCAGGAGCCTGTGAGCGGTGGTGCTCATGCACGTTCGCCCGGCAATCGGTCACACAAGGCCACAAATGCATTTGCGGCGGGCGACGAGCATCACCGCACGAAAAGCGGACTCGTCGCGTACGCCGAGCGGCAGCGCGCCGCGGGCGTCAATCCGAAAGCTGTAGCGGTCGCCGGTTGGCAGACGGGACCGGGCGCACATTCGACTGTCGAGCACAACCGCGGCGCTCGTGCAAAGCGGCAGAAGCAAAACGAATCGTTCTCGGCAGCCGTCACCGACGTTGTCACGAGTCGAAATCGCCGGAGCGTCTGGACGATCCCGACGCAGTCGTTCGACGGCGCCCACTTTGCAACTTTCCCCGAGGCGCTCGTCGAACCTTGCGTGCTCGCCGGCAGTCGGCCGGGCGACGTCGTGTTCGATCCGTTCTTCGGCAGCGGCACGACCGGACAAGTAGCGCAGCGCCTCGGCCGCCGTTTCATCGGCTGCGAACTCAACCCGGACTATGAGCCGCTGCAGCGCGATCGTCTGCGGCAGCCGGGATTCGTTTTGGAGGTCATGTGAGCGAGCGCCCAACCCTCCACGTCGTTTCTCTGTCCGGCGGCAAGGACAGTACCGCGACGCTGCTCGTCGCGCTCGAGCTGCACGGACACGAGAACGTCCGTGTCGCAATGGCGGATACAGGCAACGAGCACCGTCTTACCTACGAGTATATCGACTATCTCGAAGACGTCCTGTCGATCCCGGTGGCGCGTCTCAAGCGTGACTTCACTCCCGAGTGGTGGCATCGGCGCGACTACGTTCGCGACAAGTGGCCGGAGAAGGGTGTTCCTGAGAACGTCGTCCTGCGCGCCTTAGCCGTGTTCGAGCGTGGGCCGACCGGCATCCCCTTCCTCGACCTTTGCATCATCAAGGGGCGCTTCCCGAGCCGCATGGCTCAGTTCTGCACGTACTTCCTCAAGACTGAGCCTCTGAATGAGTACGCGCTGAACCTGATCGATGAGGCGGGTGTTGCTGTGTGGTCTTGGCAAGGTGTCCGCATCGAGGAGAGCGAGGCGCGCCGCAACCGCCTGCAGGGCACAGGGGCATGCGTCCGATCGTTTGAAGAGGTCGGCGGGGGACTGTTCATCTATCGGCCGGTGTTGCGCTGGACGGCCGAATCCATATTCGAAGCGCACCGCGTAGCCGGTATCAGACCGAACCCGCTCTACCTGCAAGGCCGCAAGCGCGTCGGTTGCCTCTGCATCAATGCTGGTAAAGACGAGATCCGGCAATGGGATATGCGTGACCGCGACCACATCGAGATGATCGCCGAGTGGGAAGGCATCGTTTCGGATGCGTCGAAGCGTGGCAACTCCACCTTCTTCCCGGCCCCAGGCGAGACGGACACGGCGCGGGAGCGAGGAAACATCTGGCAAGTCGTCGAGTGGTCGAAGACGACTCGTGGCGGTCGGCAATACGACCTTCTCGCGGACGCAGAACCTGCGACGGCATGCTCGTCCGCATACGGGCTCTGCGAATAGCTCCACACACCAACTATCTCAACAGGAGCCACTGATGGCCAAAAACTCAATCGACGTCTACGGGGCGTCGGGCAAGGGCAACGTCCTTTCGATGGACCCTGACAAGCTGACGCTCGTCACGGACCCGAAGCACCCGCTGTACGACCGGCGCGTACATCAGGCGCCGAACCAGAAGACGGTTCGGAACTACCGGGCGCAGGGCGTGCTCGAGCCGGTGCTCTTCTACAAAGACCCGGAGACGGGCGAGAACCTCGTGATCGACGGCCGTCGCCGCGTGATCAACGCGCGCGAGCTGAACCGTCAACTGATCGATGCGGGCGAAGAGCCGATCACGATTCCAGCGATCCCGAAGCGCGTTATGCGCGACAGCGACAAGTCGTTCGTCGGAATGATGGTCAGCACGAACGAGATCCGCGAAGAAGACTCGCCGATCAACCGAGCCGAGAAGATGGCTCGCATGCTCGACGTCGGCCACACCGAGGATGCTATCGCCGTCGCGTTCGGTGTCGAGGTGCCGACCGTGCGCTCTGCTTTGAAGCTGCTCGACTGCTGCATGGCGGTGCGTGACGCTGTTGAGGCGGAACAGATCACTGTGTCGCACGCGCTGAAGCTTGCGAAGCTGTCGCCCGACGAGCAACGCGCGAAGGTTCAGGCGTTGATCGATGCCGCTGACGGCAAGGAAGGGCACGCGCGCTCGCGTGCGCAGAAGGCCGTGCTCGGCGGTTCGGCGGCACGCGTACGTCCGCGTAAGCAGATCGAGGCGGCGCTCGCGGAGGCGACGGGCGAGCGCTTGGCGGCGCTGCGATGGGTGCTCGGTATTGACGACGCGGAAAGCGCACAGGAGGCCGCCGAATGAGTTTCGAGCACCTCAACCGCGCTATGCGCGAGCAGTTCCCGCCGACGGCCAAGGTGATCCTGATCTTTCTGGCGCGGTTGGCCGACGAGCAGGGGAATTGCGATCCGTCGATCGACGCCATTGCGGAATTCGCGGGCGTGACGCGCGTGACCGTGTCGTCGACCCTTCGCACGTTGGAGGAGGCCGGTGCGCTGCGCATTACGCGCCGGCCCGGTCACCCGAGCGCCTATCGCTTGACTCTCGGGAGAGCGTCTTGACTCCGACCGACATCAAAGAGCCCGTTCCGGCGCGCGCTGGCGAAGTGACGCCCGTTGCGGTGACAGCTCGCGCAGCGGCCACGCGTACGTGTCTGTCATGTGGCGCAAAGACTGACGCTGACGGCGCGTTGCCGTGCGGGCACTGAGGAGCCTATGAGCGTCAAGGTTATGAACGCGGTGTTCGAGCGCTATCCGGAAGGCGGCGGCGAGATGATTCTCGCGCTGGCACTTGCGGACCATTCGCACGACGACGGCACGCACATCTATCCGAGCGTCGACAAGTTGGCTGCGAAGACGCGCCAATCACCGCGTGCAGTGCAGTACCAGCTTCGCCGGATGCAGCAGTCGGGCTGGCTAATTCTCGTGAGTGAGTCGAAGGGCGGGCGTGGGAATACGCGCGAATACCGAATCAATTCGGACTGGATAAACGGTGCAGAACTTGCGCCCATTTCCTCGGGTTCAAAGGGTGCAAAAAATGCACCCAATGGAAAGGGTGCAAACGACGACGTAAAGGGTGCAACTGACGACATAAAGGGTGCAAATCACAGCACTAAAGGGTGCAAAGCTTTTGCACCCGAATCATCAGGAACCGTCAGAGAACCATCAGAGAACCATCAACCCGCGCGGCGTGCGCCGCGAGTTGCGTTGCATGGCGAACTGCGATCAATCGAGCTGCCCGACTGGTTGCCCGTCGACGCGTGGCTCGACTGGTGCGAGCACCGCGAGGCGAAAGCGGCGGAGAAGTCGGCGCCGTGGACACGCCCGGCGGCGAAGGTGTCGCTGCGCCGCCTCGAGAAGCTGAGAGAGCTTGGGCATGCCCCGGCGGACTGCATCGACGAAGCGGTGCTGCGCGGATGGACGGGGCTGTTCCCGGTGAAGTCAGACAGCACGGCGACGAGCGGACAGGACGTTCCTGCCGACTGGCACAAGAGCGCGCAGGGTGTCACTGACCGCGGTAAGCAACTCGGCATCGAGCAGCGCGAGGGCGAAGTGTTCATGCGTTTTAAGGCGCGCGTCGTCAAGGCGGACGGGCCCGGCGAGGCGATGGAGGAAATGCTGCGCGAGGCTGCCCGCTTCGGGAATGAGACCTACGAGCAGTTGTACCGGTACTTCAACGACATCCCGCGCGATCAGGAGGCGACGTGACGAAGCGCGCTTCACGGCCGCTCGTCGTTCCCGAGGGTACGGCGATGGTTGGCACGGCACGCGTGCGCGACGACCGAACTATCGGTCGCAGCTTCGCCGAGCGCGAGCTGGCGCGCCGCACGGGCAAACAGCCGAACTCCGAATTCGACGAAATCGCATCCGGCGACCTCGACCGGCCACTCTTCACGCCGGTAATGACGGCGAAGCGCTCGAAGTACCGCAACACGAAGTGCGAGCACGACGGCATCAGGTTCGACAGCAAGCGCGAGCGGTCGCGATGGTTCGAGTTGATCAAGCAACAAGACGTCGGGCTGATCAGCGGTCTTCGGCGTCAGGTCGTCTTCGAGCTCGCACCCGGTGTGGTCATCGCAAGTCGGAAGCGCCCGGCGCTGCGTTACATCGCCGACTTCGTCTACACGCGGGACGGAAAGCAAGTCGTCGAGGACGTGAAGGGCACGATCACTGGGGAATACCGGATCAAGCGTCACCTGATGAAGTCGGTGCACGACATCGACATTTCGGAAATCAAGTAGGGAGGAGAGATGGTGGCAGCAGACATGAACCCGCAAGAGCGGCGGATCTGCAACTTTGTGAAGAACAATCCGGGCCGCACGGTGCTCGAGATCGCCGACGCGATCGACGAGAACCCGTCGACGACGAAGAAGCGCACGCCGCGGCTGGTCGAGCACGGCTATCTGCGGAAGGTCGGACGCCGGCGGCCATACGGCTATCGATGGACGGGGAAACCGTTTCCGGAGGTCATTCTCTCGTGGCGCGATCGTGAGCAGATCCGCGTCGCCGAGCAGCGCAGTGCGCGCGAACGTTCGATTCAGCTCGCTACATTCGTTATCGGCGAAATGGTGCGGCGGGCAAGGGGAATCGCATGAAGGTCAGCGAACTACAAGGCGCTCAACTCGACTATTGGGTCGGCCGTGCGGCTGGTTGGCATCCGACGATCCTCGGCGGTCGGTGCATGCAAGGTCGGGAGACGTCACACGAATGGATCGAATATGAACCGTGGTCGCCGTCGACGGACTGGGCGATTGGTGGTCGGGTCATTGAGCGCGAGAGGATCAGCATAAATCTCTACGGCTACGGCAGGGAGTGGGGCGCGTGGACGAGGGGGAGTTGTTACGAGACGGATGCGCCAGATGGAACTGGCGCAACGCCGCTCATCGCTGCTATGCGCGCCTATGTCGCATCGAAGTTTGGCTGGAAGGTCGAGTCGTGAAGCGATCAGCGCCAATGAAGCGAACGGGATTCAAACGAAAGCCGCATTCGCCGTTCAGCAGCCTGACGCGAACGGCGACGCTGAAGCGTCAGAAGGCGATCGTGAAGCGGATCAAGCGGCCGACCGTCGCCGAGGGTTCGAAGTATTTGGCGGCGTGCCGCGGCGAACCGTGCTTTCTGCGTGTGCCGGGTGTGTGCCGTCTTAACCCGCTCGACGAAACCGTTGTGCCGTGCCACTCGAACCAATCGCGCCACGGGAAGGCCGGGGCGATGAAGGCGAGAAACGAATTTACGGTTCCCGGTTGCGTCGCGTGTCACGCGTGGATCGATCAGAACCGGGTCGGCACGCCGAAGCAGGCCAAGTTCGATGTGTGGGATCGGGCATATGAGGAATGGGAGCCGGTACGGGCTCGAAAGATGGGAGAAGCAAATTGCCAGTGAGGATGTGGGTTGAGATTCCGGACGGTTCGTATAGCGTGCCGAGACATCGCGGACGTGGCGGAATTATCGTCTGTGAGCGGAAGCGCGAGATCGACGCGACAGTATTTCGAATCGCTCGAATCGCCACCGTTAAGCGCCAGTTGGTCACGGCCGTCGAGGTGGATGCGTTTATTCCCGAAATGCACCGATCGCGTATCCCACAGTGCGATGGCCGTTGGGTGGAGCCGGGCGTTTTCCGGACGAAGGCATACGCGTATCGAAACCGGAGCTCGCGTGTGCTCGGCGCGTTCATCAAGAGTGGTGATGATGCATGGGACGTGCGGGGGATGTCGTGAGCGCCTATCTCTACTTCGACCAGGGCGAGATTGCGGAGCCCGTGGCAAAGATGGCGGTGCGTCGCAACGAAGCAAGCACGGGTCGCCGCGTCATCGCGTTTCCGGGCTGTCCGCTCGAAGGCGTCGAACTCAAGGGCGGCCAAATCGAGATGCGGTTTCCACGCAGCGAGGAGATACGCACTGTCCTGATTAACTGGCTGATGTACTGGGGAATCCCGTTTCGAGTCCTGCCATGAACGAGCAAAACGAACCGACGATCGACGAGAGCAACCAGATAGAGGAACTGCTCGACGAGTGGTACGACTGGCAATCGGGATACACACCGAACCTCGGACATGGAAGGGTCGCCGCCACGTGCCGAGGCTTCGCCGAAGACGACCGGACCGAAACGGCGGAGGAACGAGCAGAGAAGGCCGATCGGAAGGCGGCAAAGCGGCGCGCGGAACTGGTTGACGTCTGCGTCGATGCATTGGCATGGCAGGAGCGCGCAGCGATTCAGCAGCACATGAAGGCGAAGCGCGTTAGCGAGATGAACCGGGAATGCGGTGCGCGCGTCTGGCTCAATCCTCGCCGGTCCGCTTTGCTGGACGCGCATGCGACGTATCAGCAGGCGAAGTGGTCGATTCTTGGGCCGCTGAAACGTCGCGGCCTGCTGAAGTGTCCCGAATTACTGTAGCTACAAATATCCCTTGCATTGAACATTTATCGTAGCTACAATAATTTGCATGGACATCACCTTTGACCCGACCAAGAACGAAACGAACATTGCCAAGCATGGAGTGTCGTTGGCGCTTGCAGCGCAACTCGACTGGTCAGGACGTGTTGTCCTACGTGGACGACCGACGCGACTACAGTGAAGTGCGCGAAGTCGGGTTCGGTGTGATCGGCGATCGCCTCTATTGCGTGGTGTTCACGCAGCGCGGCGACTCGATGCACATCATCAGCATGCGTAAGGCGAACAAGCGGGAGGCCAAGAGCTATGTCGAGCAAGCGTAAGATCGTCATGCCGACGGACGAGGAAGACGCGGCAATCAACCGCGGCATCGCGGCCGATCCCGACACGTTCGAAGTGCCGGCGGAAGACTTCGCGAAGATGACGCGGCGAGGCAAGCGTGGTCGTCCGCCGCTCGAAGCGCCCAAGGTGCAATTGACCGTGCGCTATGACGTCGACATTGTCGACGCCTTCAAAGCGACGGGCGAAGGTTGGCAGACGCGCATGAATGATGCGTTGCGCGAGTGGCTGAAGGAGCACCAGCCTGCGTGATTGCCGACCGACGATGTCGTTATAAAAAAGGGGTTGTAAACCGCGCCGCGTTTCGCTATATTGACGACGTCGGGCGCGAGGTGCGCCCAAATGAAGCCCGCAAGGTGAAAGCCTCGCGGGCTTTTTCGTTTCCGCGCCCGGAACTGATATGGCTGTTCTGATGTTTCACCGTCGTCCGCACTGGGAGCGTGCGGCTGTGGCGGTCATCGAGTTCATGCGACTGCATTACGCAGATCGACGAGACGAGCGACATTGCGTTACGACTGTGCAGGCGGCAACTCGATCAAGTCGTCGACGGGCACGGCAAGTGCGCTGGCGATCTTAGACAGCACGTCGGTAGTACCGACGCGCTGCCGGGTTTCGATTTGGCTGAGATACGGTTTGCTGATGCCGGCTGCTGCGGCGAGCGCATCTTGCGTCATGCGCAGATGATTGCGCCAAGCTCGAACAGGGTGATCGCCCGCCAGTTCAGCATCGAGCACAGCGGCCGGGATGCGGCGGCCGTCGTCGCTTGCCTTGGCCTGCGCGTAGAGCGCTTCATCTTCGAGGTCTTCGATCAGGTCCTTCACGCGGTCCCACAGTTCGATGGGGACCACGGCAAAGGCCCGGTGGCCGTCCTGCTCGATAAATTGAACTTCGGTCATTTGTAGGCACCTCCACGGGGTTTGACGGCCAGCACAACGATCACGACGCGGCCATCTTCGATTTCGTACAACACACGCCAATCGCCAACTCGGAGCCGGTAGCCGGGCTGGCCCGCCAACTTTTTCGCGTTCGGATTCGGTGCGTAGGGGTCAACTGCCAGTGCATCGATCTTTGCCCGAATCGTCGCCGAAATGTTGCGCGGCATTGCCTTGAGGGCTTGGGCGGCTTGTTTGGTGAATTCGATTGAGTGCATGAACGCATGTTAGCACATTGCTAACAAACATGCAAACAAAGTTAGCGGATTTGTAGAGATGGCACGACGCCCGATGAAGCCGTGCAAGCACCGGGGGTGCGGTGCGCTCGTCGCGGATGGTAAGTCGCACTGCGATCAACATGCGCACGAGGCCGTCAAGTGGAAGTCCGACGCGGTGCGCGGCAATCGTCATGCGCGGGGATACGGAACCGCGTGGGACAAGATCAGGCAGCGCATCTTACGCCGCGACAGTGGCCTCTGTCAGCCCTGTTTGCAAGCAGGGCGCGTGACTGTCGCCACTGCGGTTGACCACGTTATTTCGAAGGCGCGGGGTGGCACCGACCACGACGAGAACCTGCAAGCGATCTGCCGTGACTGTCACGCGGCGAAGACGGCGCGCGAGAGGTTGAGGTGACGTGGTGGTGGCTGCGCCCGTCGTTGCCCGCCCGGCGTATGCGCCGGGCGGGGAGGGGGGTGAAAAAGTCTAGGAGGTGTCGCCTCCGGGACCGCCCGCTTCGTCGAATTTTCACGCCCGCGAAATTAAAAATTCAGGAGTTTGCCAGTGGGAGGTATCGCGACAGTGCCGGGCCGGGGCAGAAAACCCAAGCCGACGGCACGGAAAATCGCTGCGGGAAATCCCGGCAAACGCGCGCTGAATAAGGACGAGCCGGACTTCGGCTTGGTCACGAACATCGAGCCGCCGGACTGGATTGTCGGCGAGGCGCGGGGCATGTGGGAGCGCGTTGTGCCGCTGCTTTGTGGACAAAACATCTTGCAAGTGACCGACCTGCACATTGTAGAAATCTTCTGTGCGGCCTACGGCAACTGGAGGACCGCCCAGGACGATTTGACTCGCAACGGCCCTGTCGTCGACAGCTCGCAAGGCAGTCCGATGAAGAATCCAGCTGCGACCGTTGTGAAGGAAGCGGCGGCACAAATGGCAAGCTTCGGCGCAATGCTGGGGCTCGACCCGGCGAGCCGGCAGCGCCTGGTCGGCGCAAAGCCGAAAGCAACGGACAACCCTTTCGCGAAGCTGCTCGGCAAATGATTGGAAGACATGGCGACGAATTTCCCGCGCGTAGAGCAAGGGCTCAAGTTCGCGCGAGAAGTCGTTCGTGGCAAGCGCTCCGCTTGTCGGTATGTGCAACTCGCTTGCAAGCGCCACCTTGACGACCTTGCTGCGAGCCGAAAGAAGGACTTCCGCTGGAAGTTCGATCCGGAGGTGGCCGAGCGGAAGCTCGCACTCATTGAGCTGCTGCCGCACACGAAGGGCGAGTGGGCGTTCAAGGGGCAACTGGTAACGCTAGAGCCGTGGCAGAAGTTCGGCCTGATGGCGACGTTCGGATGGCTTAATAAGCGCACCGGCAAGCGCCGGTTTCGAGAAAGCTACTGGGAGGTCCCGAGAAAGAACGGCAAATCGGTGATTGCCGCAGGCGTTGGCATCGGTATGTTCGTCCTTGACGACGAATTTGGTGCGGAGGTATATGCGGGCGCGACGACCGAAAAGCAGGCGTGGGAGGTATTTCGTCCGGCACAACTGATGGTCAAGCGTTCGCCCATGCTGATTGAGTCGGCTGGAATCGAGGTGAATGCCTCGAACATGAACAAGCCAGCCGACGGCAGCCGGTTTGAGCCGATCATCGGCAACCCCGGCGATGGCGCGTCGCCGTCGTGTGCGATCGTAGACGAGTATCACGAGCACGACAGCGCGGCATTGTACGAAACGATGCTGACTGGCATGGGCGCGCGTCGACAGCCGCTCATGTTCATCATCACGACTGCGGGCGCGAACATCGAGGGGCCGTGCTTCGACAAGCGCAGGCAGGTGATCGAAATGCTCGAAGGGACGGTGCCCGACGACGAGCTTTTCGGCTGGATTTGGACCATCGACGAAGGGGACGATTGGACCGATCCGCGCGTGCTGACGAAAGCCAATCCGAACATCGGGATCTCGGTCTATCAGGAGTATCTCGAAAGCCAGCAACAGCGCGCAATCAAGTCTGCACGCTTCACAAACACGTTTAAGACGAAGCATTTAAACGTCTGGACGTCGGCCAAGGCTGGCTATTTCAACCTCGAAGACTGGAAAGCATGCGAAAACCGATCGCTGACCCTCGAGCAGTTCGAGGGGCAAGATTGCGTGCTCGCGCTCGACATGGCGCGCAAACTCGACCTGAACAGCATGGCTCGGCTTTTCTGGCGCGACATCGATGGGCGGCGGCACTACTTCTGCGTTGTGCCGCGGTTCTGGGTGCCCGAAGACACTGTGCGCAATACCGAAAACCGCCGTATGGCGGAGCGATATCAGGCATGGGTCAATCAGGGCGTTCTGCTCGAAACGGACGGCGCGGAGATCGACTATCGCGACATTCTCGAGGAGGCGAAGGATGCGAACCGGTTGTGCCCGGTGCAATGTACTCCGCTCGATCCGCATGGCGCGACGAATCTGGCTCATCAGCTCGAGGACGAAGGGCTGACGCCGGTCACGATCGTGCAGAACTACACGAACATGTCGGACCCAATGAAGGAGCTTGAGGCGGCGATTACGGCGGGCCGATTCCATCACGACGGCAACCCGATCATGACATGGTGTATCAGCAATGTCATCGGCAAGAACCTGCCGGGCAACGATGACGTGGTGCGCCCGATCAAGCAGGGTAACGACAACAAAATCGACGGTGCTGTTGCGCTGATTATGGCGATAGGTCGGGCCATGCTGGCCGATCGAGTCGATTCTGAGTCGATCTACGATCAAGGAGTAGGCGTTTGAATTCAATTGGCATTGCGGCTTGGGTGGCCGGCCTGCTTGGGTTTGCGTTGCTTGTGACCGGCGTGGCAATGATCAGCTTGCCGGTCGGCTTGATCGTTGCGGGCGTCCTGCTTTTGATGTGGGCGTTTCTGGCGGATCTGGCGTCGGCCCGCGCCGCACGTGCAGTCCCGTCGAAGGAGTAGCCCATGTTTTTCAGTAGGCAATTGCTGTCCAACGGCGGTCAGGCGCAGATGGGCGGTGGAGGATGGGTATCGGCACTGTTAGGTCGCTCCCGGTCGGAATCCGGTCAGGTCGTCACCCCCGCAAGTGCGTTGTCGCTGACGGTCCTGCAAAACTGCGTCACGCTTCTTTCGGAGAGCATCGCGCAGTTGCCGATCGAGCTGTACGAACGCTCGGGCGACGACAGAAAGCCGGCGATCGATCACCCCCTGTATTCGATCCTCAAATACCAGCCGAATCCGTGGCAGACGCCGTTTGAGTTTCAGGAGCAGTCACAGGTAGCTGCCGGTCTTCGCGGCAACAGCTACAGCCTCATCGATCGCGATCAAGATGGTGTCATTCAAGGGCTGTATCCGCTGGATAACGAGGCGGTCACGGTCATGAAAGGCGCGGACCTGATGCCGGTCTATCGGGTCTATGGGTTCGATCCTATGCCGAGGCGGATGGTGCATCACGTTCGCTGGATGTCGATCAACGGTTACACAGGGTTGTCACCGGTCTTGCTTCATGCGAACGCGATCGGGTATGCGCAGGCGATCCAGCAGTACGCCGGCAAGTCGTTCATGAACGGCACGGCGCTGTCGGGTGTGATCGAGCGGCCGAAGGATGCCCCGGCGCTCAAGGACCAAACCAGCGTGGATCGCATCACCGATGGTTGGAACGAAAAGTTCGGCGGATCTGGAAACGCGAAGAAAGTCGCGCTTCTCCAGGAGGGTATGACGTTCAAGCCACTGTCGATGACGAACGTTGACGCGGCACTGATTGATGCGCTGCGGCTCTCGGCGCTCGATATCGCGCGGATCTACAAGATTCCGGCCCACATGGTGAACGAGTTGGAGCGAGCGACGTTCAGCAACATCGAGCACCAGTCGCTCCAGTTCGTCATCTACACGCTGTTGCCGTGGGTCAAGCGGCATGAGCAGGCGAAGACGCGCGATCTCCTGTTGCCGTCGGAGCGCAAGCAGTACTTCATCGAATACAACCTCGGAGGGCTGTTGCGAGGAGATCAGTCGTCGCGCTACGCCGCATACGCGGTCGGACGCCAGTGGGGCTGGCTGTCGATCAACGACATTCGGCGGCTTGAGAACATGCCGCCCGTCAAGGGCGGCGACATCTACCTGAGTCCGATGAACATGGTCGACGCGTCGAAGCCGCAGCCGCTTCCCGTCGGCAAAACCGAGCCGACGAAAGCGGCAATCGACGAAATTAGGAGGGTCCTTTCTTGAAACCGCACCTCAGACTGGCAAGTCTGATTTTCAATCAGCCACAGCTCGTTACGGACCCGATGATGTCGCTCGCGGTGCAATGGGCGAATCACGCGCTCAATTTGAACATTGTCAATCTGACCGTGAACGGCGTGCAGCCGAAGATCATGGAAGACGGCGAATTCGAAAGCGGTGCGCAGATGGCTGCTGCATCGGAGCGCCGGCGTGCCCTGGTATCCGATACCGGCATGGACATCATTCCGGTGTCGGGGATTCTCGTATCGCGATCCGCACACATGAACCCCTGCGAGCCGATGACGAGCTATGAGGGCTTGCGCGCCGCAGTGAATCAGGCGGTCGCAGATCCGGCCGTCGAACATATCGTGCTCGACATCGACAGCAACGGCGGGAGCGCGACCGGCGCGTTCGAACTGGCGGACGACATCCGCGCTGCCTCGTTGATGAAGCCGATCACAGCAATCGTCAACTTCTCGGCTTTCTCGGGCGGCTACCTGATCGCAGCCGCTGCATCGAAGGTGATCGTCAGCCGCACTTCGGGCGTAGGGTCGATTGGCGTCATCGCCAACCATCTCGATGTTTCGAAGCGGGACGAGCTGCAGGGGATCAAGGTGACGTCGGCATTTGCCGGGGACCATAAGAATGATCTCACGCCTCATGAGCCGCTGAGCGACCAGTCTCTTACGTTCCTGACGAGCATGGTGCAAAACAGCTACAAGCAGTTCGTCGATGCAATCGCGAACTTCCGTGGTTTGAGTACGCAAGCGGTAAAGGACACGCAGGCGGGCATCTTCTTCGGACAGAAGGGCGTTGAGGCTGGGCTCGCGGACAGCGTTGAGACGCCACAGGCAGCGATCAATCGCATCGCAGCCGAAGTTCGCGCTTCCCGAGCCGGTCGTCAAAGCTCGAACACGCGCCGTAGCGTTTCGGCCCGTGCAGCCGCGATGAACATGCAGGCCATGACGTAACGAGTCGTCAGAAATCGGATTCCCGTCATTCCGCACTGGAGCGCGTTCGCGTCTCAGTCAAGCACTGCCGCCTTCGGGCGGCATTTTTTTTGGAGAAGAGTAGTGAATGTCAATGAACTCCGCCGCGAACGCGCAGCTGTCAATCAGCGGGTGCAAGCGTTGGCACAAATCGAGGTGGGTGGCACGGCGCTGTCGGTCGAGCAACAGGCCGAGTTCGATCAACTCAGTTCGAAATTCAACGAACTGACCGCGCAGATCGAACGCGCGGAAGCCGCTGAACGCATGGCGGCTGCCGCGGCCGTTCCGGTTGACCCGAATCCGGCTGCCGTCACGGCTCCGGCCGCCGCGCCCGTGTATGCACAACCGAAAGCCCCGGAAGTAAAGGGCGCGAAGATGGCGCGCATGGTACGCGCGCTCGCTGCGGCGCGCGGCGACGCGCAGCTTGCCTCGAAGCTCGCGATCGAGCGCGGTTTCGGCGAAGAAGTCGCAATGTCGCTTAATACCCTTTCGCCGGGCGCTGGCGGCGTCCTGGTGCCTGAGAACCTGTCGAGCGAGGTCATCGAACTGCTGCGTCCGAAGTCCGTCGTTCGCAAGCTCGGCGCGCGCACGCTGCCGCTCTCGAACGGCAACATCACTATCCCGCGCCTGAAGGGCGGTGCGATCGTCGGCTACATCGGCGCTGACACCGATATCCCGACGACACAACAGCAGTTCGACGATTTGAAACTGACGGCGAAGAAGATGGCTGCGCTGGTACCAATCGCCAACGATCTCATCAAATACGCCGGCGTGAATCCGAACGTCGATCAGATCGTGGTTGGCGACCTCACCGCGGCGATCGGTGCACGCGAAGACAAGGCGTTTATTCGCGACGACGGCACGGCAAACACGCCGAAGGGCCTCCGCTTCTGGGCACTCCCCGGTAACGTCATTACGGCAAGCGACGGCTCGACGTTGCAGAAGATCGAAACGGACCTCGGCAAAGCCATTCTCGCGCTCGAAAATGCCGACGCCAATCTGACGCAGCCTGGCTGGATCATGGCCCCGCGTACGTTCCGCTTCCTCGAAGGTCTGCGTGACGGGAACGGCAACAAGGTCTATTCGGAACTCGCCAACGGCATGCTGAAGGGCTACCCGGTAGGCAAAACCACGCAAGTGCCGATCAATCTCGGTGAAGCCGGCAAAGAGTCGGAGATCTATTTCACCGACTTCGGCGACGTCTTCATCGGCGAGGAAGAAACGCTGGAGATCGACTACAGCAAGGAAGCCACCTACAAGGACGCCGATGGTCACATGGTCAGTGCGTTTCAGCGCGACCAGACGCTGATCCGGGTGATCGCAAAGAACGACTTCGGCCCGCGTCACGTCGAGTCGATCGCGGTGCTGTCCGGCGTGGCCTGGGGCGCGTAAGCGAAGTCGCAATCGCGCGGTCCGCCCGTTTGTAAGCGGGCCGCGCATCGGAGAGAAACATGAAAGTGGTCAAGTTCGAGCGGCATTACGGGAAGTACACGCCCGGCGACATCGCAGGGTTCGATGACGAGCATGCGGACAAACTCGTCGACGCCGATATTGCGTCGGCTCATGAGGCGGATGCGAAGAGCGCAAAAGTATCGGCGAAGGGCGAGAGTGCCAAGCCCACCTTAGCGAAGGGGTAACGTGATATGGCTGCTGTTCTCGTCGAATATCTGGACGACGCGGAGCCGCTCACGTTCGAGGAGGTAGCCTTTCAGTGCCGCATCGATGACGACGACGAACGGGATTTCGTCGAGCGCATCGTGATCCCCGGCGCGCGGCAAGCGGCCGAGAGCAAGTCTGGCGCGGCGATACGCAAGGCGCGCTACGTGGAGCGCCTGTCGGGGTTTCCGCTTGCCGAGATTTCATTGTCTGTCGGGCAGGTTATCCGCGTCGACAGCATTGAGATCCGCGATGCATCGGGAGCGACAACGACGCTCGACGCCGACGCCTTCGAGCTTGTTCAGTTGGGGCGAGAGGCGCTTCTTGTTCCTGAGGGGCAAGCGCGTTGGCCTTTCGCGCGCGCCGTGACGATCACGTACCAGGCAGGCGTCGACCTTGCGCGATACCCGTCGGTGCGAACTTGGATGCTGCTCGCAGCCGCATGGGCCTACGACCATCGAGAGCTCTTCTCGGAGGGGCAGCCCATAGGAGAAATGCCGGGCGGATATGCCGACGTCCTGCTCAATCCGATCACTGTTCCGCCGAGGTTCTGATGAAAACGGGAAAATTGAAGGAGCGGATCGTCATCGAGCGGCCGAGCGGTGAGACGAATGAGAACGATGAGCCGATTCCGGGAGCGTGGATCGTGCATGCGCGGCCGTGGGCCGATGTTCTCTTTCTGAACGGAAAGGAGCACGTCATCTCCGGCGCGGTTCGTGGTGCAACGATCGCAAGCATGCGCATCCGCTATCGAGCCGGTATCGACGAGCAGATGCGCGTTCGCTACGACGGCCGGCTCTACGACATCACGGCCGTACTGCCCGCGCGCAAACGGGGGTATCTCGACCTATCGGTGAAGGTGGGAGAAAAGTATGTCTAGCATTCAGATCGTCGGGCTCGCCGACCTGCTTGCGGATTTCGAAAGGCTGGCGAAATCGCAGTCGACGAAGGCGCTTCGGCGCGCGACGGTGGCCGGTGCGAAGGTGATACGCGATGAGGCGCGTAAGCGCGCACCGAAGAAAACCGGCAAGCTGCGCCGCAATATCGTCTCAGCAGCACTTCGGCAGAAGGACGCTCCGGGCTTGGCGACAGCAGGCGTACGCGTCCGGACGAAGGGCAAGGCCGATTCGCCGAACAACGCGTTTTATTGGCGCTTCGACGAGTTCGGCACACAGCACATGAAGGCGCAGCCGTTTATGCGACCGGCGTTCGATGCGTCGATTGGCGAGGCTGAAGGGGCGATTCGCACCGAGTTGGCGCGCGCGATCGATCAAGCGCTCGGAGGGCGGCGGTGAGCGTGATCGTAGTCCGTGACGCCTTGCAGGGCATAGGTGGTGCGAAGGGGTATCTCGGCGTCGCACCGGAGAAGGCGCCGGCGCGGTATTTCGTCGTCACGCGCGTTCACGGCGCGCTCGATATGGCACTTGCCGGCCCGACTGGTGGCCGTTCTGGTTCGTATCAGATCGACTGCTACGCACCGACGTTTACCGACGCGGACCGTCTTGCCGATCTGGCGGTTGATCGCGCGATGTCAGTTCAGGATCGGTTCTCGGTTGGAGGTGTCGACGAGCTGCCGGACGACTATTCGGCGGACACAGGACTTTTCCGCGTCAGCTTGGAACTGTCGGTCGAGTTTTGACCTGCACCACGACGATTCATTTGGCCCGCCGCGTGCGGGCCGTTTCATTTGTGAGGGGCTTATGGCCGAAAGAAGCAAGCGTATCCGATCGCAGGGAACCAAGGTTGAAGTTTCGAAGGTGCCGTCGTACGACCTCGATGCGAACGACATCACCTTCGTTGATCTCAACACGACCACCAAGCAAATCCAGTGGCAGGGTGGCCAGTCCGAAGAGATCGACGCGACGACGTTCGCTAGCGAGCAAAAGGAATCCGAGCTCGGCCTCGGTGATCCGGGCGAATTCTCAGTCCAGGGCAATTACTCGTCGGACGACGAGGGGCAGTTGATCTTGCGTGCTGCGCACTCCACGAAAGCGAAGCACGTCTTGCGCGTCACGTTCTCCGACAAATCGCAATTCCTGATGATCGGCATGGTGCGCCAGTACTCGTGGTCCGGCGGGGTGAACGCGATCATCTCGTCCAGCTACAGCATTCGGCTGAGCGGTGCGCCGAAGATCGTACCGCCGCCGGCGGCGTAATTTCAGAATGCAGATAGGAGATGTACGTGGAAAACGAAATTCAAGGGCTGTCGGATCTGCGCGCAGCTGCGCTCAATCCGCTGACCGGCTGGCGGCACGAGCTGATGACCGTGCCGGAGTGGAACGACGAGAAGATCGCCGTGCGCGAGCCGACGGTTGGCGATCGCATGTTCTGGATCGAAGCGCTTCGGGACATCGCCGGGGTAACGGAGGGCGACGACGAAACGGCGGTTCGCGAGAAGTTCACGCGCGCGAGCGACGACGCGCACATGCAGGCGAATGCGCGGCTGTTCGTTCGTGTCGTGTTCGGTGAAACGCCGGATGGTTGGCGGCGGCTATTCTCGGACGACGATGCAACCGCGGTCGCGGCTGCGTTCGGCCCCGTGCACAACCGCATCGTCGTGAAGGCGCTCGAATTCGGCAAGCTCGACGTCGACCCGGTCGAAGACGCAAAAAAGCCTTCTGCCGAACCCCAGGCCTCCGCTTCCTGATGTCGCTCGCGCTGCGGCTCGGCAAGACGTTGGCCGAGCTGTGCGAGCAGATGTCGTCCGCCGAGCTGAGTCTCTGGATCGGGTACGACGCGGAATCGCCGGTTGCAGACGATCGTGCGGATCTGCATGCGGCGATGATCGCGGCGGCGGCGTTTCAGTCGCAGGGCGCAAAGGTCAAGGTGTCGGACATGATGCCGAGATGGTCCGGCGAGCCCGCGACGGCGGAGGGAGAGGAAGGCGGCGGTGATCCGTTTCAAGCCGCCCTGATGCGCATGGCGAAGTAGGCGAGAACACACTATGGCAACAAGCCTTCGCGAGCTGATCGTCAGCGTTACGGCGAATACGACCGAATACGACCGCCGCATGCGCGGTCTCTCGTCGACGGCCGGCTCGTATTTCAATGCGGTGCGCGACGGCGGGCGCACAGCGGATGCGGCGTTTGCCTCGAACGCCGCAAGCGTGCAGGTCACGGTGCGCGCGCTCGACGCGGCGCGCAGTTCGATCCGCGAATACGCACAAGCCGCCGCAGCGGCGTTCGGCGTGCATCAGTTGATCGAGTACGCCGACGAATGGACGAACCTGAGCAATCGCCTTCGGATCGTCACGCGTGACCAGATCGATTTCGCGATTGCGCAGAACGACGTGCTGCGCATCGCGCGCGACACACGGCAACCGCTCGACGCGACAGCCGAGCTGTATCAGCGGATCGCAAACAACGCGTCGCATCTCGGGTTGTCTATCAAACAGGTCGGCCCGCTTGTCACCACGATCAGCAAGGCGGTCGCGTTGTCGGGTGTCTCGGCAGATACTGCTCGTATGGGGCTCGTGCAGCTTGGACAAGCGTTCGCGGCGGGGCAGTTGCGCGGTCAGGATCTGAATAGCGTGCTCGAAGAGTTGCCGGGTGTCGCGGATGCTATCGCGCGCGGCATGGGCAAGAGTTCGGCGCAGCTCAAGTCGATGGCCGAAGAGGGAAAGCTGACCGTCGGTAATCTCGTCGAGGCGCTGACGCGCGCGGCGGGCGGCACGGATACGCTGTTCGAGAAAATGCAGACGACGGTCGGGCAGACGATGACGCGCCTGCAGACGGAGATCGTCAAGTATATCGGCGAGTCGGATCAAGCGACGGGCGCGAGCGCGAGGCTTGCGCAGGGAATCACGTACGTCGCAGAGCACCTCGACGGCATCGTGAAGCTCGGCGTGTCGCTCGCGGTTGGGCGGATTGCCGTGTACTTTGGGCAATCCGCAGTCGCGGCGACGCAGGCGGCGACAGCGTGGGTCGGCGCCCAGCGAGCGCTCGTCGAGGAGACGATCAAGCAACACGAGGCGGCGCAGGCAGCGCTCGCCAAAGCGCAGGGCGATCGCGCTGCCGCGGCGGCGAAGCTTCAGAACGCGCAAGCGGCGGAGGCTTCAGCGCAGGCCGAGCTCGCGGGCATGCGAGCGATGCGCGAAAGCCTTGCGATGCAGTCGGCGTTGACGGCTGGCTCGATCAAGTACACGGAAGCGAAGCTTGCCGAAGCGCGGGCAGTCGAGGCGACGGCGCAAGCTCACGTCGCAACGGCGCGCGCCAACGTCGCCGGCAGTCAGGAAATCGGCGCGCGCATCACGGGCACGCCGTACGCGGCGATCATCGCTCGCGAGACGGCAGCCGCACAGCAGGAGCTCGAGCGCGCCGAAGCGTCGCTCGCGCTCGCGCAGCAGCGGCGTACGGCGCTTGAGGCGGCAGCGAAGCAAGGCACGATCGACAAAGCGCGTTATACGGCGTCGCTGGCCGAGACGGACCGCGGCCTTGCGCAAGCCGAGCGTGATGTCGCGCTTGCCACGCAGGCTCGTGAGCGAGCGGAACGCGCGGCGACCGCGACCGCGGCGGGTCTGAAGACGGCGACCGAAAGCGCGGCGACGGCGCAGACGGCGCTCGCGCGTACGGGCACGATGATGCGCTCGGTTGGTTCCGGCTTGCTGGCGGCGGTCGGCGGCTTACCGGGAATTCTGGCGACCGTGGGCACGGTGGCGCTTGGGGCTGCCGCGAACTGGCTGCTGTTTCGCGACAACGCGAGCAGCGCGACGTCGAGTCTGATCGACATGCAGGCGCCGCTCGATCAGATCATCGACAAATATCGGCAACTGACGCCGCTGTTACAGGAATCTGAGCGGCTGCGCACGAAGCAAGAGGCGTCGCGGGCGGCCGATGACGCGCAGTCGGCATATCGGAATTTGGCGACGCGGGCGGCGCAAAGTGTCATGGTGCCGACGTTTGGCGATGCGCCGTCGGTGGTCTCGGATGCCGATCAGGCAGCGCTCGATCGATTCCTCGCCGGCCTGGACCGCCTCAAGACGTCGAACCTCGGCGTCGACGAGAAATCGCGCGAGATCGGGCGACTGATCGACCGCTTCGTGTCGGCGACGAGCGGCGGCGAAGCGCTGCGCGAGGAACTGGTGCGCGCCGCGGGCGCGATCGACACGGCGGGCCTCGCTTCGCAGAAAGGCGCGCAGGCACTCGCCGCAATGGATGCTGCGGCAAGGGGGGCCGCCGAGGGCGCTCGGCTGCTTTCTGACGCGAACAACTTCTTCGCCGGCGGAATGGCATCGGAGGCGTGGGAGAAATACGTCCACAAGCTCAGGGAAGAATCCGACGTCATCGGTATGACGGCCCGCCAGAAGGCCGAGTACGAAGCGCGGACGAAGGGCGCGAATGATGCGCAGGCCCGCATGGCCGGCCTCGTCGCCGGACGAGCGGACGCATACAAGTCGCTCGAAAAAGCGATTGCCGACAAGGATGCGAAAGCCGCAGCGGGGGCAAGAACCAACATCGACAATCTGACGCGCGAGCTCGCGCTGATGAATCAGCAGATGGTGGTCGCGAAGGCGCTTGAGGAGTTCCAAGCCGATCTGTCGAGCAAGAAGTTCGAGAAATTCGGCTTCAATGCTGACGCAGCTCGCGCCGCGGCCGCCGCGCGCGGAAAGCAAGCCTTCGACGAGACGGTCGCCTCTGCCGCTGCACAGACAGCACGTGTGTCGACCAACGCGGCAGCGGCTCGCGCGGCGAAGGGGGGCGGTGTTCATTCGCTGGAAAGCGAGCGCATGCTCGACAACATCCGGCAGCGGATCGCGCAACTGCGCGTCGAGGCGGTCGCAACCGACAAGCTGACGCAGTCGCAAAAGGATCTCCTCGCGTTCGATCAAAAGGTGACGGATCTGCGCAGCAAGCGCAAGAAGCTGTCGGACGACGACAAGAGCCTACTTCGCGATCAGCAGGCGATTCGCGGGATGTACGAGCAAGCGTCGCAACTGGAAAAGGAGGTGCGCTATCGCGACGCGATCAACAGGCTGAAGGAGCGCAGTGCGCAGATCGACGCGGAGCTCGGCGACTACGCGGCCGAGCGTCAGCGTGACGTGCAGCGCGAACTCGGGGCGATGTCGATGGGTGACAACGCGCGCGAGCTGAATCAGGCCATCAATCGCGTGGGCGACGAGTTTCGCCGTCGACGGGACGAACTGACGAAGGGCGCGCGAAAGGACGGCACGCTTGGCTCGCCCGAGTACATCGCCGAGATCGAGCGCATCAACACGGCCGAGGCGGAGCAGGTCGCGCGCGAGCGCGGCTATCTCGAGCAGCGGCTCGCGTTGCAGGCCGAGTGGCGCGTCGGCGTGAGGCGGGCGATGGCGGTCTATCAGGAATCCGCGCAGAACGCAGCGCAGATGGCCGAGGAGGCGCTGACGAGTTCGTTCCGCAATGCCGAGGATGCACTCGTGTCGTTCGCGGCGTCGGGCAAGCTCAATTTCCGCGGACTGATCGACAGCATGATCGCCGACCTCGCGCGGTTTTCGGCGCGCGCGGCGATGTCTCAGGTGTTCGGAGCGATCGGCTCCGCTTTGGGATTCGACGGTGTCTCTGATGCCGTCGGCGCGCTCGGTGGTGCGGCAAGCGCGGCTGTCGGCTCGAACGCCTACGGCTTTCATCTCGCGACGGGCGGGGCGGTGTGGGGACCGGGCACGTCCACGAGCGACAGCATCCCGGCGCAGCTTTCGAACGGCGAGTTCGTGGTCCGCGCCGCAGTGGTGTCGCAGCCGGGCGTGCGCGCACACCTTGAGCGATTGAACGCAGGGGGGCGATCCGGCTTCGCGCGATTCGCCGCGGGTGGGCTCGTTGGCGGGAGCGCGGGAGGAGGGGATTCGCCGGCGCGCAACGGCGGGATCTCGGTCAGCGCGCCAGTTTCGATCGAGGGCGGATCGTCGAACCCCGCGAGCCTGATCGCGGTTGGGGAGTTCCGAAAGATGCTGGAACAGATGATACGCGAGCTCATACAACGTGAACTCCGGCAGGGCGGAACCTTGTGGAGAGCGCAAAACTGGATTGCAGGATGAAAGACACATTTGAATGGCCGTCGACGGTACAAGGGCACGGCGGCGATACGACGCTGCGTGTGCGCAAAGCCCAGTTCGGCGACGGCTACACCCAGCGGGCCGCAGACGGCCTGAACAATCGCGAATCGACATTCAATCTGCGGTTTGTCGGTAACGCGGCGAAGGTTGCCGCGATCATCGATTTCCTCGACCGGCATGCGGGCGCGGAGTCGTTCTACTGGACGCCGCCGCTTCGCGCCCGCGGACTCTTCGTCTGCGAAAAGTATTCCGAGCCGATCAAGAATGGCGCCGTCTATACGATGACGGCGCAGTTCGAAGAGACATTCTCTGTGTAGGAGTTCAGATGTCGGTACTTCAAAAAATCATCATGGGCGAGCCGCCCGGCGGAAGCGGCGGCGACAACAACCGCGTCGCACACACCAAGACGAACGAGAATTTCGGTGTGGTCGAACGCTCGACCCCGCTCGATATCGGGTATTTCAACGATAGTACGGACCTGACGCCGGACGATGTCGGAAAACGGTTCGGGCTGTGGATCGCCAATGCGGGAAAGGCAATCGGGCTCCCGCCCGCGTCGTCGGTGCGGCCGAATTCCTGCATTCACCTGTTCAACGTACAGGAGAAGGTATCGATCAAGTTGCAGGCGGGTGATCTGTCTCAGTTGACCGTGCTGAATACCGGCGACTGGGCGAAGTACGTGTCTGACGGTGTGAAGATCTGGCACGTCGCCGAGCGCGGCAAGATGATGTGGGACGAGGTCGTCGGCGGCAAGCTGACCGTGGGTAGCGATCTCTTCGTGGCGGCTCAGAACGACGAAGGGCACCTTGTGCTTGGCAAGATGCCTGGCTATTTCTACGGAAATAGCGGGTCGGTGGGGTGGTGGTCTTTAGACGCCGGAGGATCGTACCAATATCTACTCAGCGACCATACGTTTCGTGTCAACGACGAGGTAGTCGCAGTGTGCGACAAGGGGAACGCCCTTCGGTTCGACTGGGGGAAGAAGACGGCTGGCCAGCTCGGGGCGACGGTCGACGGCAAATACCTCGGCTATCTCTGGCACAGCGGCAACCTTGCACAACCGATGACGCTTGACACGCCGCAATACGTCGGGACGAAGAAGACGTTCACGCAGGCGCAGGAAATCGCCGTCGGCGCAACAGGGCTTCATACGCAAGCGTCGCTGTACCTGAACGGAATGGGCGGTCTTAGCTACCTCGGATTTTCCGGGCTGAACAATACCGTCGGCGCGCAGTTTCGGATTTCCAGCAACACCTCGGTCGCCGAATTGCAGTGCGTCAACTACAACGCGACAACGTTCGGGGTGTTGACCGCTTCGAATTTCAATCAGGCGTCCGATCGTGCTTTCAAATCCGATATCCAGACGCTTGAGAACGTAATGGGGCGGCTGCGCGGTAAGCGGGGCGTGACGTTTCTGCAAAAAAGCAGTCCGGAAGCGGGGCGACAGGCTGGCGTCATCGCAAACGAGTGGTGGGATTTCCCGGAACTGCTCGGCGAGGGGCCCGAGATCGACGAGGACGGCGATTTCATCGTGCGTCAGTACGACGAGAGAGGCAAGGAAATTTTCGGCGAGAGCGGGCCGTCGAAGGGGCGGCCGTCGCTGACCTTCCGTTACACGAATGCCGTCGGCGTGCTGTTGGCCGGCTTGCTCGAGACGGATGCGGCGTTACAGGACGCGCTCAGGCGGATTGCGGAATTGGAGGCGGCGAAGTGAGTGTAACGGCAGACGTCCAGCAGCTGGAGCCGGGCCGTCTGATTGAGTTTTTCGAAGTCGACTGTACGGAAATCGGCGCCGACGTGCTGCGCTTTCATCGGCATCTTCAGTCGACGTCGATCGTATGGCAGGGGCGCGAGTACAGGTCGTGGCCGATTCAGGCCACCGGCTTCGAGCAGACATCCGACGCGCAGCAGCCATCGCCGACGCTGCGGGTGGGTGACATCAACGGAACGATTTCGGCGCTGTGCGTTGCGCTTGGTGATCTCGTCGGCGCGAAGGTGTTCCGGCGCCGGACACTCGCGCGCTACCTCGACGCCGTGAACTTTCCGGCCGGCAATCCGACGGCGGACCCGAACGAAGAATTGCCGCCGCAGCAGTGGCGGATCGAGCAGAAGAGCGACGAGCAGCCGGGATTGCACGTCGAATTCACGCTGTCGTCGCCGCTCGACTTTGGCGGCCAGCAACTGCCGAAGCGGCAGATCATTTCGATCTGCCAATTGGGGTATCGCGGTCCCGAGTGCGGCTATACCGGAGCGGCGTGTTTCGACAAGGACGACAACCCGGTAAGCGATCCCGCGCTCGATCGATGCAGCAAGAAGATCAGCGGTTGCGAACGTCGATTCGGTGTGAACAACCCATTGCCGTTCGACGGCTTCCTGTGCGACACGATGGCCTGACGCACGAACCAATTTCGATATGAGGACCCGCCACACGGCGGGTTTTTTTATGGACGAACAGATCAAGAACGCTATCGCGGCGCACGCGCTGGCCGAGTACCCGCGCGAGTGCTGCGGGCTCGTTGTGAAGACCGAGAGCGGCGAGATATACGTGCGCTGCCGCAACCTCGCGGCCGCACCAACCGACCAGTTCGCGCTCGCAGCGGAGGACTACGCAGCGGCCGAAGACATGGGCGAGATTGTCGCTCTCGTTCATTCGCATCCCGGCGCATCGGCACAGCCGACCGACGAGGACCGCACGATGTGCGGGCGCAGCGGCATCGCGAAATGGGTGATCGTGTCGCTCGGCGTGCAGGCCGATGGCTCGATCGGCATCGACGACTGGTGCGAATTCGAGCCGGGAGGCTACGTCGCGCGACTAGTCGGCCGCCAGTTCGTCCATGGCGTGCACGACTGCTACGCGATCGTGCGCGACTGGTATCTCGCCGAGCGCGGCGTCGCGCTACCCGACTTCGAGCGCGAGGACGAGTGGTGGAACGATGGCCGATCGAATCTCTACCTCAACCACTATCAGGACGCTGGCTTTCTCGACGTCGGCCGCGACGTGACGTTGCAGGTCGGCGACGTGCTGCTGATGCAGATCCGCAGCAAGAACGGTGTGCCGAATCACGCGGGCGTGTATCTCGGTGACGGGCAATTCCTGCACCACATGCACGGGCGTCTGTCGACGCGCGCGGTGTGGGGCGGAATGTGGGCCGACAGCTGCACGACGGTGCTGCGCTACGTGGGAGACAGGAAGTGAGCGAGACGCTTCGCATGATAAGGCTGTACGGCACGCTCGGCGTGCGTTTCGGACGCATTCACCGCCTTGCCGTCTCGTCGACCGCAGAGGCGGTGCGCGCGCTATCGGTGCTGATTCCCGGCTTCCGTGCGTTCCTGACGTCGGCGCGCGACGCCGGCCTCACGTTCGCCGTGTTCAACGGCCGGCGCAATCTCGACGAGGACGAGCTCGAGCATCCGGTCGGGCGCGACGAGATCCGCATTGCGCCGGTAATCGTCGGCAGTAAGCGCGGCGGGCTCTTCAACACGATTCTCGGCGCCGCACTCGTTGCCGTTGGCGCGGTGGCGACGTTCGGTTTCGCGCAGCCGTGGGGCACATCGCTGATGGGGCTCGGCGCGTCGATGGCGCTGGGCGGCATCGTGCAGATGCTCAGTCCGCAACAGGCCGGCCTCGCGGGGACGGCGAACAACGGCACGTCGTACTACTTCAACGGACCCGTGAACAGCGCTGCGCAGGGCGAGCCGGTGCCGCTCGTCATCGGCGAAATGGTCGTCGGCTCGAAGGTGGTCAGTTCGGGAATCTATGCGGAGGATCAGGTTTGAAGAAGGTCCATGCTGAAGGCGGGGTGAAGCGCATCTACGGCGCCAAGGGAGGTGGTGGTGGCGGTGGCAGCAGTGAATCGCCCGACAGCCTGCATTCGATTGCGCGCGCGAAGGTGCTCGACGTGATCTCGGCGGGGCCCATCGTGGGGCTGGTGAATGGCCTGCAGTCGGTCTATCTCGACGGCACGCCGATTCAGAACGCGGACGGCTCGCTAAATTTCCAGAACTACACCGTCGACGCGCGAACCGGCACGCAGGATCAGGACTACATCCCGGGTTTTCCGGCCGTCGAGCGTGAGGCCGGCGTCGGCGTGCCGCTGACGTCCGACGCGCCGTGGGTGCGCCAAATCCAGAATACGCAACTGACTGCGGTGCGCGTGCGCTTCGGTGTGCCGGCGCTACAGCGTCAGGACACGTCGAACGGCAATATCACGGGCTATCGCGTCGACTATGCGATCGACTTATCGGTCGACGGCGGGTCGTATGCGCAGGTGCTGGCCGGTGCGTTCGACGGCAAGACGACGTCGCTCTATGAGCGCTCGCATCGGATCGAGCTGCCGCGCGCAAAAAATGGTTGGTTGATCCGCGTGCGCCGCATCACGCCGAACGCGCACACGGCGACGATCGCCGACGCGATCAACATCGAGGCGATTACCGAGATCATCGATCGGAAGCTCCGCTATCCGATGACGGCGCTTGTCGGTATGACGTTCGACGCACGTTCGTTCTCGAGCGTGCCAGTGCGTTCGTATCACGTGCGAGGGATGATCTTCCGAGTCCCGACAAACTACGACCCGGGGACGCGTACGTACTCGGGCACATGGGACGGTACGTTCAAGGCAGCATGGACGAACAATCCGGCGTGGGTCTACTACGGCCTACTTCTCGACAAGCTCAACGGATTGGGTGACCGTGTCGATGCTTCGATGGTCGATAAGTGGGCGCTGTACGCAATCGCGCGTTACTGCGACGAACTCGTGTCCGACGGGAAGGGCGGCAAGGAGCCGCGCTTCACCTGCAACTGCGTGCTTCAGACGCGCGCGGACGCATTCAAGGTGGTACAGGATCTCGCGAGCGTCTTTCGCGGCATTTCGTACTGGGGCGCCGGGTCGGTGGTCGCGTCGGCCGATATGCCGTCCGATCCGGTCTACCTGTACACGGCCGCGAATGTCGTCGGTGGTTCATTCAAGTACGTCGGCAGCGAACGCAAGACGCGTTACACGGTCGCGCTCGTCAGTTACAACGATCCGACGAACCAGTACAAGCAAGCTGTCGAGCCCGTGCAGGACGACGACGGGATTGCGCGATATGGCGTCATCAAGACGGAGGTCACGGCGTTCGGCTGCACGTCGCAGGCGCAGGCACACCGGCTCGGGCGCTGGCTGCTGCTGACGTCGCGGTACGAGACCGGGACGGTGTCGTTTCAGGTCGGGCTCGACGGGACGCTTTGTGCGCCGGGACAGGTGATCGCCGTTGCCGACCCAAAGAAGGCCGGCCGCCGGATCGGCGGGCGCATCCGCGCGGCGGCCGGCGAAAGGGTCACGCTCGACAAGGCGCCGACAATCGCCGCCGGCGATCGCTTCACGGCGATTCTGCCGTCGGGTATTGCCCAGGCGCGCGCGGTCAAGTCGGTCGACGGCGACACGGTCACGCTCGCCGAGCGCTTCGACGCCGATCCGGTGCCGGGCGCTGTGTGGATGATCGAAAGCCGCGAGCTCGCGGCGCAGCAGTATCGCGTGGTGAGCGTGCAGGAAAGCGACGACGACGGCCAGATCGTCTACACGATCAACGCGACGCAGTACGAGCCGGGGAAGTACGCGGCGATCGACGACGGCGCACAGATTCAGCAACGGCCGATCACGATCGTTCCGCCATCGGTGCAGCCGCCGCCGTCGAACGTCCGCCTCTCGACATACTCGGTGGTCGATCAGGGCATTTCGAAAACAACGATGGTGATCGCGTGGGATGCAGCGAACCACGCGACAAGCTACGTCGTCGAATGGCGGAAGGATAACGGCGAGTGGGTGAAGGTGCCGTCGACAGGCGGCCTACAGGTCGAGGTGCCGGGAATCTATCAGGGCAAGTACCTCGCGCGGGTGCGCGCCGAGAACGCGCTCGGCGTGACGTCGATTCCGGCGTACGGCGTCGATACGCAACTGACCGGGAAAACCATTCCGCCGCCGTCGGTCGTGTCGCTGACTGCGGCGGGCATCGTGTACGGGATCGATCTGAAATGGGCGTTTCCGGGTGACGGTTCCGCTGGCGACACGCAGCGAACGGAGATCTGGTACAGCCGCACGCCGAATCGCGACGACGCGACCAAGTTCTCCGACTTCGCGTATCCGCAGGCGTCGACGTCGTATCAGGGGCTCGCGGTCGGGCAGGTGTTTTATTTCTGGGCGCGCCTGGTCGACACGTCCGGCAACGTCGGGCCGTGGTTCCCGGCGAAGGGGCCGGGCGTGCAGGGTCAGCCGAGCACGGATCAAAGCGACTATGAGAAGTATTTCGCCGGCCAGATCGGGAAGTCGGCGCTTGGCACGGAACTGCGCGCGCCGATCGACCTGATCACCCCGCCGATGGCCGGCGACGCAACGATCTACGCGGGCGACGAAAGGCTCAATGCTGGCGTGTGGTCGCTGCAGGCGGCGATCGCCGAGGGCGATATGGCGGTCGCGAAGAAGGTCGAAACAGTCGCGGCGCAACTGCACTCGGGCTCGAATCTGCTGAACGCCGCCGTGCAGAAGGAGACGATTGCGCGTGTCGAAGCTGATCGTGCGATGGCGCAGGACATCACGACTGTACAGGCGAAGGTGAACGACAACGCGGCCGCGGTACAAACCGTGGCGCAGTCCTACGCCGATTTGAACGGACGCGTCGCGGCGTCGTATCAGATCAAGGTGCAGACGACCGTCGACGGGCGCAAGTACATGGCATCGATCGGCGTGGGCATGGACAACGACAACGGTGTCGTCGAATCGCAGGTGCTTGTGTCCGCGAAGCGATTCGCCGTGATCGACGAGGACGATGCAGGCGTGATCGGCGCGCCGTTCGTTGTGCAAGGCGGGCAAGTGTTTTTGCGGCAGGCGCTGATCGGTGCGGGCTGGATCACGAACGCGATGATCGGCAACTATATCCAGTCCGACAACTACATCGCGGGGCGGCAGGGTTGGCGGTGGGACAAGTCCGGTTGGATGGAAATCAACTCCGTGAACGGAAGCGGCATTCGGACGGTTATCGACGGAAACGGAGTGCGGGTGTACGACGGCAACGGCGTGCTTCGCGTGCGAATGGGGATGTGGTGAGTATGGATGCGGGATTATGGATTTGGGACGGAGCGGAGCGCCTCATGCTCGACGGAACGACACGCTGTGGCCGGATCGTTGGAATGCAGCGTATTCAAGAGGGCATGGACGGCAGCGCGGCGGCAGATCTCTCGCGCGGGGAACCGTTCTGGGCATTCATGCCCGATTGGTTGTTCCGGCACATTTCGATGAACGCCCCGGTGCCCAACGTGGAAATCAATGCGGGGGGGGTGCGATGGTGGTTCAGCCGCGACGGTAATAGCAGCAATCGAACGCCGGTGCCGGGCTGGCTTGTCTACGGGGTTTTCTGATGGATGGAAGATTTCAAGCCTTTACAGAAGGGGGGCTGTTTCAGATCGACGGTTCGACGCCGAACTATCAACTCGTTCAGTCGATGGTGGCGATATCGCAACTGATTCGTATTGAGACGGTCAGGAACGACAAGAATATTCCCTACGAAGGGCAATTTTGGGTGTGCTCGTTCACGTTCTCTGCTGAAGTTCCGCTATATGCGTTCTCCACTGATCCGGGAGTGGGGATATCGATTTGGGACTCCTATAGCAACGACGGGCGGACCTACACGGTGCGCTTTATTACCGAAACGCAGGCTACCGTGCGCTTCTTTGTGTTTTCCAACGTCCCGCCGGTGGATCATGGATTCGGGCTGCAGGTGTTCAACGAGCGCAGTCAATTGATTGCAGATGCGTTGACGCCGTTTTACCGTGTGCTCGACGTGGTTCAGGATGTCTACATGAATGGAACGGGCTGGACGGTGGAGGGTGCTCCCAGTCCTCAATGGCAGCAGCGATTGTATGATCGTCCGGTGTTGATTTCGGGAATGTGGCCCGCGCATTTTATTTGGGGGTCGTCGAACAGCAATCAGCGGCTGTGGGACATCCTTGAGATAAGCGCCGTGCGGGTGAGCGGCGGCAACGTATCTTGGGGGACGCTGCTATACAACGGCGGCCGACATCCCAATGTCGCAACGTTTCGCGAATGTTGGCACTATCGATTCATGGTGTTGGACGGAACCGGGATCATCTAATACGCCGCCTTTGGGCGGCTTTTTCATTTCTGCGAGGAGTGGATGCGAGCTAGTCCTACGGAAGCCGTGAGCTACGCGGGAAGCATAGCGTCGGTCGCGTCGTCGCTTACGTTGACCGATATCGGCGTGATCGTCGGTATTCTCACGGCGATCGCGACTTTCGGTTTGAATTTTTACTTCGCACGACGTAAGGATCGTCGAGAGCAGATCGAGCTCGCTGCACGCCTGCGTGAACTGGAGCATTACGATGGCTGAGAAGAAGACGCTGATTGGAGTGGTAGGGGCCGCGACAGCGGCCCTTTTGCTTTCTATCATTCCTGCATTTGAAGGCGAGGTGCTTGTCGCGCGGCCAGATCCAATCGGCATCGTCACGGCATGCAACGGCGATACGAAAGATGTGTACGCGGGCCAGCGCTTCACGCGTGATGAATGCCGCGCGCGGCTCGAGCAACGGCTCATCGAGCACGCGGAGCCGGTCCTGACGTGCACGCCCGGCTTGAGGGGGCGCACATATCAGCTCGCGGCGGCGGTGAGCTTCGCCTACAACATCGGGCCGCGAGCCTACTGCGGAAGCACAACCGCGAGGCGGTTCAATGCGGGCGACTGGCGGGGCGCGTGCCGTGCGATCAACGAGTCGGACAGCGGCCGGCCGCAGTGGGTCTTTGCGAACTGCCGGACCGTTATCGACCCGAAAACGAAAAAGCCTCTGCCGGTATGCGACACGCTACCGGGTCTGGTGAAGCGGCGTGCGGAAGAGCGCGCGATCTGCGAGCGGGGGCTCTGATGCCGAAAGCAGCTCCGTATCTGTTGGCCGCCTTGCTTGGCATGGCGGCAGGCGCGGGCGCCGAGTACCTGATCAGCGCACATCGGCTTGCCGACGAGCAGGCTGCACGGGCGCTCGACGCACAACGGCACGCCGAAGCGTTGGGCGCGATGTCGCGTGCCGCGCTCGACGCCGAGCAGCGCGCGATCGCCGCGCACGATGCGGCAGCGTCGGCGGTGGCCGTCGCCGACCAACGAACCACGAAGGAGAGGAACGAGCATGAAGCAGAGAGTCGCAGCCTGCGGGCTGCTCTTGCCGCTGGCACTGAGCGGCTGCGCGTCGCTGTCCGAAACTGCACGGCAGCCGGTGGCGGCAGTGTGTCCGGCGCTTCCAGCGCCGCCGGCGTGGGCGATGGCGCCGCCGCCTATGCAGACGTCGACGCAGCGGTTGCGGAACGCGTTTTCGGTGTCGCCGGCGACGATCAGCGCGAAATCGACAAACTGACGGCCCTACAGGGCTACGTGTGCGCAGTCCGGCCTAAGACTCCGGGCTGCGAACAGAAGTAACGAGAAACAGGGCGACCGGCGTGCGTGCGGGAACACGCATGCCGGTCGCCTTTCCACTGTCTGTGCCAGTGAATCGGCCAAGGCCCTGCTTGCCTACGTAGGCGGGCCGGATTCTACATCAAGTTTAAAAACGGCTTTCACAATGGCAAATCCCATTATTCCCTGGATCGGCGGCAAGCGTCGACTCGCTGACCACATCAGCCCGCGCTTTCCGAAGCACGACTGTTACGTCGAGGTGTTCGCGGGCGGGGCGGCGCTGTACTTCATGCGACCGCCAGCCAAGGTCGAGGTGATCAACGATATCAACGGCGAACTGGTGAACCTGTATCGCGTCGTTCAGCACCATCTCGAAGAGTTCGTGCGTCAGTTCAAATGGGCGCTGACGAGCCGGCAGGTGTTCGAGTGGCTGAAGCATACGGTCCCGGAAACTCTCACCGATATCCAGCGTGCGGCGCGGTTCTACTACCTGCAAAAAAGTTGCTTTGGCGGGAAGCTCGAAGGGCAGACGTTCGGAACGGCGACGACTACGGTGCCGGGCCTGAACCTGCTGCGCATCGAGGAAGAGCTATCGGCGGCGCACATTCGCCTTGCGAATGCGTACATCGAGCGGCTCGATTGGGCGACCTGCATCGATCGTTACGATCGGCCGCACACGCTGTTCTACCTCGATCCGCCGTACTTCGAGACTGAAGGGTACGGCGTCGCATTCCCTTTCACGGAGTACGAGAAGATGGCCGAGCGGCTGCGGTCGATCAAGGGGCGCGCGATCATCAGCCTCAACGACCATCCGGAGATCCGGCGCGTGTTCGCCGGTTTCCATATCGAGAGCGTGCCGATTCAGTACACGATAGGCGGCGGGAAGGGCGTCGAGCGCCGCGAGCTGATCATTTTCAGTTGGGACGATGCGGCGCAGCCAGTCGGGCTGTTCTGATCGATTAGCTGCGCGCGTTGCTCGTCTATGTCTGCGGAAGAGTTTCGTAATTGTTGTGTAATATTTTGTCCGCGGGGCATGGTATATCAATAAGAACCTGAGATCAAAATGAAGAAAACGATCATTGCGGTAGTGGTGGCGGCGACGCTGGTAGCATGTGGGGGCGGAAACGACGGGCCGACAGCGTCCAGTCCAGCGATCAAGTTGACGTATTCAGGGGCACCGATCGTCGCGGCGCGTTCCGCCCGTGTGATGGCTGCAGCTGCGTCGACGACGGGCGGTGGAGCCGTGTCGAGCACGCAAGCAACTATCGATGCGCTACAGAACGCGTTTAAGGCGCGCGGTGCCGATATCGGCGTGTATCCCGGCGTCGTCGACGGAACTGCATTGCATCAACTGGTGATGGCGGAAAACGGCGGCGTTGGCCCTACGCACGACGAGGTATTCAACGCGAATATCAACGTCAGCGAATGGGTGCTGATGAATTTCGAGTTCGACGACATGACGGGCTACATCGACACACCCGAGAAGCAGGCGGCGGTCGATCAGTTCAAGCAAGATCTCGCCGTGTACGGTGCGCGAGAATACATGAAAGGTCGCGTTGTGCATGCCGTCTTGCCCATCGTGTCATGCCAGCCGGAGCGGGTCGAGCGGTTCATCGACGCGGCGGGTTTTGCTCATGAGCGCCGATATCCGACCGCGTCACGGGCACTGTACGGGGCGATCAATTCTGCATCTCGTAGTGGAGCGGTATCGTTCTTGACGGTCGGCGGAGTCTATCAGTCGAATCCCGGGCACATGGGCGATGACTGTTCCACTCCGGACCAGTCTGCGCAAGACGAGCAGATCAGCCGCATCGTCGATCCGCTCATGATCAATTACCATACGGCGCTCGATACTATCGACAAGTGCAAACACAATCCCGAGGCAATTCCTGAGTATGAGCGAGCGGGGCAGTGCTGGGGGATCGAGCCGGAAAAGAAATAGTTCGTTCAGTTGCCCCGGCCGAGCGGCCGGGGCGTCACAAATTGGTTTGTGCAGTAATGCCCTAAAACGGCCTACACACTAATAGCCAATCGTTGCTGCCGACGGTTGAGAGGGGGAGTTCTGGCGAAGGCCCAGTGAATTCCTGTCCGGATCTTGGAAGAAACACAGTTTCACGCCATGGCCTACATCGATTATATCGGTCACAGTAACCTTGTTCTCGATGAGATGTTGGCGTGCGTCATCGATGTTATCTACCACGAATGTAAGAACGGCGCCACCTGTTCCGACATTCGTCGCGTCGAAGTTGAGTCCGAGAGCAACTCGCTTGAGGTCGGGTAAATTAAATTGCCTCCATGATGGAGTGTCATACCGGCTATCCGGTACTAGTCCAAGGTTTTTTTGATACCACTCAGAGCTCTTATCGAGGTTGGATACATCGATTTTTGCAACAAATGCATATTCTTTGGCTATTTTTTTCAGGAGCATGATAATCCTCCATTGGCTATTGATGGCGGTTTTGATCCTGTTCGACGAGACGCAAGGATCAATTTATATGATATGTTTTGTTTTTTTATCTACAACTGCGGAAAATGGGAGCTACCAAAAATATGGGCGTCGTTTAATTTTAGGGGTGGATTTATGAGTAACTAATTAGAATTGTTGATGTGACTAAAAATATGAGAAGATGTAATTCGTATGAAATCATCGATTCTAAGCCCGTCAACTGATCTTCCTTCCGTACGGCGAGTTCGGTCTTCAACCCAGTTGAGGGCACTCCCAAGTCGGCGAGTGGCGTTGGTCGTAATAGCGTCGTAACGCTGGCACGATTTGGGGAGGAATATGGGGAGGAATGAGGGCAGTGGAGGGGCATGTCTTGGTCTCCGTCTCCATAAAAGAACAAAACCTTACTCCCCGTCGGCCCCCTGCGAAACCCTCGTTTTTGGGTTCGAAACTCACGGGCTCAGCTGCGGGTATCGGCTCGCCGATTTGAAATGGGGGTAGGGGCGGGGGTAGGGACAAAATCGGGAAGTGGAATCCATACTAGACGGGCCTGTTGGGGTCGTTTTTGAAGTCCCTCTCGTCGGCGTGCTCGATTTCAAGGAGGCGCTTCAGCTTATCGAGGGCGAACAACTGCACTCCGCTTTTCTCTGCTTCAATTCGGGCTGCATCGACGAGCTTTCGCGACTTCCCGACGATGTTGATTCGCAAATATGCGATATCTAGAGCCATGCGCTGCTCAAGCGTATGCCGGCCGACCTTCTTGCCTTCCTCAATGCGCCATTTCTCCCGCAGTTCGGCCCACGTTACCCGCTGAAATTGCGGGATTGATTTCGGCGACGCGCCGCGCGGCGCGTCGTCCGGCGACTCCCAGCGCTTGGACTTGAGCTCTTCGCGGGCGCGCCATTCGTCCGAAAAGGGCGCGACCGGTTCTCGCATACGGGCGAACGGCGCGGCACGATCGATTTCCTTCTCGACAATGTAGCCGAGCCTCCGTAGCGGCGCGCCATACTCGAGCAGTGACGGGTCAATTGCGCGTGCCCGCCGCGACGCATCCGCGATGCAACTGCGGAGTTCCCACAACGTGAGGCGTTGGTGCTGGACTTCGAGAATCAGCCGTTGGACGTCTGCATACGTGCAGCGCGTCCACCACTCGGTCATCTCGGGTAGCTTGGGCGGGTTGAACGGGGGCAGGATCATTTCGTAATATGAGAAAACCTGTAATTTTATACAGTATATCTTGGACTATGATGAAGTGATCCATCCCCCGAAAAGAGGTGCCGTCGTGTGCACCAACTATCGCGCCCCCGACGAAGATCCGGGAATCAGCGAGCTACGGCTTGGTCTGATCGACCTATGGAAGAGAACGCCTTGGGAGTTGGATATTTACCCGGACTATCTCGCGCCTACGGTGGCGCTGATCAACGGGCGCGTCGAGGCGTTCCTTGCGGGGTTCGGCTACTGGCCGCGCGCCTTGCAGAAAGCGAACATCGAGAGAGCGAAGGCCGAGGGCAAAGTGCCGCCGATCATGCGTAGCACGATGAACGTGCGCGACGACAATCTCGGGCGATCGCCGCTTTACGGGCCGGCATGGCGTGCGGGGCGCCGCTGTTTGATTCCGGCGCAGTGGATCTACGAACCATGCTACGAGACCGGCCGAAACGTCTGGCATCGAATCGGGCTGGCTGATTGGCGGCCGTATTGCGTCGCAGGGATCTGGCGCACGCTGAAGAGTGAGGATGGAAGAGAGGCGCACACGATGGCGATGATCACTGTCAACGCCGAAGGCGATCCCATCATGTCGCGCATGCATAAGCCCGGCGACGAAAAGCGATCGGTCGTCATACTTCGGCCGGACGATTGGGAAGAATGGCTCACGACGTCGAACGTCGAGGCTGCTCGTGCGATGTTGCAACTCTATCCCGCTGACGGGATGGTCGCCGACCTTGACTGAAGAGCGCGCCTCAGGGAATGATCGGACCTCAAGGCGAGGTGAGGCTTTCGGAAAATAGTTCCGGGTTCTTTTCCGGCACTGGAACGTGCTCGTCGCGACAATTTGTCGCATCTGTTTTCGTGCATTCGTGTTGCCCCTATCTTGAGTTCGGGCGTCTGCGGCCGATAATCGAACTTGATTGGAGTTTTTTTGTCTTGTCAAGTACGCGGTTTACGTTTCGAGGGTACAATGCATGCACCCCTAGCTTTTTGTCATATGTTTGGGAGGCGCTCGTGCGCCTAGCTTGGGGATTCCTGTCGACCAATTGGAGAAAGCAATGAAGCACTTGCTCGAAGCCTTGGCTGGCATGGGTTTGTCGCTGAACGCATTTGGTAGTTTCCCACAATACGAAATTCCCCGCAGAGGCGACCAAGCGAGAGACTTTGAGGCTGTCGGGGCAGATATGCGGCGCGTAGCAGCGCGCGTTGAACGGCAGTCTTACTACTGTCTCACGGGGAAAAATGGGGCGACAAACAACGGCACAGGTGAAGGATAAGGACCGGAGTCTCACTGTATCGCATCACGAAACTGACGCGCCCCTCCTTCCGATGGCGCAGATCGAGCGCCTGAAGGAAATTGCTCCGGATAAGGTCGAATGGGTGTTTGAGCAGGCGCGTGTCGAAGGCGAATTTCGCCGGTCGGAGACACATCGCATCAATACCTTCCGATTTGTCGAGCGCATGGCGGGCATTCTGTCCGGACTCCTTATCGGCGTAGTTGGGCTGGGCATTGCGGCGTTACTTGCGATCATGGGCCACGATTGGGTAGCAGTTGGAATTGGTGGCGCAACACTTGTCAGCCTGGTTTCCGTCTTCGTCATCGGGAAGGCTGTACGAACGCCGCCCAAGCCGGGCCCGAACGGCAAGTAGTCCTGAAGCCCCGTCTTGGCGGGGCTTCATTTCATTCAAAGCGACCATGGAAGCGCTAGGGCTGCTAGCGCCTGAGAGCCTTTTCGAACCGTACAGACAGCGAAGAGTTCACTGACCACGATCCTCGGCACTCTGAAGGCTTTGGTCCTGACGCGACAGTCGCCGAACTGATTGGTGCTGATCGCCTTCGCCATCGTGATTGCTGCGGTCGTGTGGGCGTCGCTTCATTACTCCGGCGAGTGGTTTTTTTCAGTCGCGACGTTGATTGCTCTCGCGCTACTCGTAATCCAGAACCAGAAACTCAAAAAGCGCCTCAAGGACCTCGGTGACGGCGGTGGAAGGCGGAAATAGGGGTAGAGGCGTCTGGTCGGTCGGCTCGCCTATCAGCCGACTCCCGAAGTGGGATGCAGAGACCTTGACGAAATCTTGACGAGAATCGTCGCGAAAGGGCGAAAATTGGCACCGGAAGCGCAGCCGATTAGATGTGGCGATCGCTGCAAGTCATTGATTTGACTGCGCTTCCGTTTCTGTTAATTATCAAACTGCCGTTCTTCTAAGCCGTAGGTCACACGTTCGAATCGTGTAGGGCGGGCCAGCTCAAAGCCTTATGCAGCAAGGATTTACGCCGCTTCCGATAGCGGCGTTTTTTCTTTCTGCTCGGCCGACTGCGCCCAAACATGACCGCCTCGGCGTGCTGCGCCAGACGGCTTGGCGCGAGGGGCGCATACTTCTGCACCATCGCGATCGTCTCCCAGCCTCCCAACTCTTTCAGCACCATCAGCGGCGTGCCGTGCTGCACGTGCCAGCTCGCCCAGGTGTGGCGCAGATCGTGCCCGTGGAAGTCGACCATTCCGGTCGCCCGGCACGCACGCGCGAAGTCCCGCTTGTCGATCTGTCGAATCAGCTTGGGCGGTCCGTCTCCGCGCGTGTACTCCCGCGTGAATACGAGGTCAGTAGTGGTTCGCCTGCGCTGCTCCAGCGCGCTAATCATGTCCTGAGTAAGCGGTACAGCTCGAGCCCGCTTCGACTTCGCTTCAGCGTGTGCGATCCGGCGCGCGTTCGCGGGCTTTCATATCGAGAGCGTGCCGATTCAGTATACGGTCGGTGGCGCAAAGGGCGTCGAGCGCCGCGAACTGATTACTTTTAGTTGGGGCGACTCGGCGGAGCCAGTCGGATTGTTTGGACGCGTGCAGCCGGCGCGGTAATCGCGCCGGCGGGTTCAGCTTCAGATATCGACGTAGGCGGGGAGCAAGTCTTGATCGACGAGCCGGATCTCGATGCGATTCGCGATCGCGACGTGCTCGGGATTGTCGACCGAGAACGGGGCGTCCGTGACGCTGACGATGATCGTGCCGGTTTGCTTGCCTTTGGCGGGTACGGGAATCAGCGCTCGGGCTTCCGGAACTTGCTGTTGCGTAATGACCTTCGGCAAGTAGAGCATCCAGCCGACGCCGGGCTTATCGTCGAAGACCTGTTTTACAGCATACTCGTCGAAACTCACCTCGACGAGTGCCGGGCTGAATATAGTGACCATTGTCGATACGATTCCGGAAATGGCCGCGTAGGCTTTCCACCGTTCGCCCTCGATGCGAAGAGTCAATGTGTCAGGAAGGGATTTATCACCGACGTGGCACGATATGGACGCGCCGTTGTCGCTAGCGAGATTGCCATCCCACATTGCTACGTAGGTGAAGTCTTTGCTGTTGCGAAACTCCTCTCGAAGTACGGCGAGCGCCGCTGGTGTAGCGATGCCGGCAGCGTCATAGACGTGGTACCTAGTCGCGTCTTCCTGGTTGTCTCCTTTGAGCATCCAGTTCTCGTATCGCAAAGAGTCGTCGTGCGCCTTCAGCGCGTCGATGATTTTCGATATCCGCGTCAAGATCTCGGGAAAATCGAATGCGACGAGTGAAGCATCGCGGAAACTGGCGGTGATGTTCATCGAGGATCTCAGGGTTGAAGAATCGAGGTAATGCCCAACCGTCTCAATACAGTAAGCATGCGTTGTCGCGCGAGTGGCGTTTGGAAGTACCACATCAGTCGTGCTGGCGGATTGGCCCGCACGGCCGCGCTCTGTCGTATGGCAGTGGCTTCCATCGAGTCGAATCCTTTGAAAAATTTGTCGGCCTTCGGGATAGAACCATCGAGGAACTGATCGTAGTTGCCCTTGGTTTCCTGTAGCAAGCATTCGCCGGGCTGGAAGCCGTCGAAGTCAATGCCGAGCCAATTCCACTCGTCGCTCCAGCGGCATTCCTCAGTGTCGAACGCAAAGCCAGTAATGCGTGCCTGATATCGGTACGCATTCCAGTTGACGCCATGATTGCGGCGAATCTTTGCTCCACTCTCGGGCGGGCATTTCTTGCAGCTTTCGCCCGTGCGCGGCAACGCCCGTACATCCGGCGTCGCCTTGCTGTCCTCCTTCGGCGTATCACCCGACAGACTCGCCGTTCCCGCCACCGTCGCGCCGCCCAACAAGGCGACGCCAACGCGCGCCAAGATCGGCCCAAGCTCTACCGCCGCCGCTTCTATTACCGGAAATACCAATCCCGCCATGTTCCAGCCCTCCGTCCGGATGTTCGATACGCCATTTGATGACGCGTAGATAGTCATGAAAGCGCGCGTCGGCCGAGCGGCCGGGGCGCGTGAGCCAAGCCTTCGTCGCGGGCTTCTCGTAGAAGCCCGGCGCGTACGCTTCGAGCCGCAGGAACGCGACGACGTTCTCGTCCCGCTCGATGCCGAACGTGCGCGCGGCGCGATACGCGGTCCACAACCGGGACGACAGACCGCCGTCGTCGGCAAACGCCGGATTCTCCTTCACGAGATCCTGCCGAACGCGCTCGACGAAGCCGCGCTCGTCGATCTGCGCCAGTCCGGCCACCTGTTCTGCGCTCAGTTCAAGCAT